CCTAATCATAAAAGAATCAAATGGCTGACACTGTTATCGAATCAACTGAATTTAAGTGCGAGAATATCAAGTATAGCTCACCAAAAGCAAACTCTGCTGGTGGAAAAGCTGTGAATATTTATAATAGATTGACTAATTCGCGATTGAATATTTCAACACCAATGATGCTAACGTGGGGTGCTTCCGATTTTGTTGATCCAAAAACGGGGGAAGGAAATGGAAAGTTTGAAATGACTCTCCAATTCCCAACGGACGAATATAATAACGATGATTTGAGACAATTTTTAAATAATATGAAGGCATTTGAAGAGAAGATTAAAGCTGACGCATTGAAGAATTCTAAGGATTGGTTTGGAAAGGTTCATAAATCATCTGAAGTTGTGGATGCCTTATACACACCAATGTTGAAATATAGTAAAGACCCAAATACAGGTGATTATAACTACTCTAAGCCTCCATCCATTCGAGTAAAGATTCCTATTTGGGAAGGTGTTTGGAAGTGTGAGGTATATGATGATGATGGTGTGTGTTTGTTTCCAAACACAAAAGGTATTACACCTGTTTCATTGATTCCAAAAGCTACTAATGTAAAAGTTTTGATGACTTGTGGTGGTATCTGGTTTGCCAATGGAAAGTTTGGAGTAACGTGGAAGTTGATTCAAGCGATGGTTCAAAAACCAAGAGCACAATTAGCTGGAAAATGTTATTTGAAACCTCAACCAAAAGACGATAGACCACCATCCCCAACACCTTTGGCTACAGATACACTTTTGTCTACAGACACCCCTTTGGTTTCAGGGGGAGGAGAAATTGAGTTGAGTGTAGCGATTGAAGATTCAGATTGTGACGAAGAAGATGATGTATCTGTAAGCAGTTCTCTTGTAACAGATGTTGTTCAACCAAATGTAGTAGTTCAAGAACCAGTAAAAAAGGGTAGAAAAGTTGTAAAGAAAAAGTTGGAACCATCAATATAACAAGAAAATGTAACAAGACAATAATTAATTATATATTATTTCATATTCATATTTTTTTATGAAATAATATTATTTTATTCGTAATACTTAAAATTAAAAGTTCTTATTAATTCATAACATAATGGATGACGATATTATCGATATTTCTAGTTTAAGTGATAATTTAGATAATGTTAAATTATCTTCTAGTTCTTGTGGTGGTGGATTAGAATTATTAATGAATGAAAAGGTAAAGGATAGTTCAAAAAATGTTGAATTAGAAGATATTAACAATTTAGAGAATGAGTTAAATAACTTGACAGAAGATACCATTAATATTGGCTCTTCAAAAACATTTGATTTAAAAAGTGATTTATTTAATACAAAATCAATTCATACTTCTCATAACGTAAAATTCGAAGAAAATAAAGAAGATAAAAATATAAATTTAGGAAAATCAACAGCTTCTACAGAAGCAGAAAATAAAACGTGGGATGGATTTGCTAAGTTTAATAATATACCATTGAATCCAGATAAACAAATACCCCAAACACCTCAACTTTCTAAAGAAGAATTGTTAAAAGAAAAATTTAAATATCTAAGAAAGTTAGAATCTTTAGAAGCAAAAGGTGTTACATTAAGTAAAAAATATACAATGGAATCACCTTTAATGGAAATGCAAGGAGAATATGAAATGATTATGGATGAAAAATCAAAACAAAATTCAATCAAATTCCAAGGTAATATGCTAATGGCTTGTATTAATGGAATCGAATTTTTAAATGGTAAATTTGATCCATTCGATATTAAATTAGATGGATGGAGTGATCAAGTAAATGAAAATATGAGCGACTATGATGATATTTTTTCAGAATTACACGAAAAGTATAAATCCAAAGCTTCTCTTGCACCTGAATTAAAATTATTGTTTCAATTAGGTGGAAGCGCAATGATGATTCATATGACGAATACATTATTTAAGTCATCTATGCCTGGAATGGATGATATTTTGAGACAAAATCCCGATTTAATGCGACAATTCCAAACAGCAGCAGTGAATTCAATGGGACAGACAAGTCCCGGATTATCTGGATTTATGAATAATGTTTTTAATAATGATAGTCCACCACCACCACCTATGGCTACATCAAGTCGTCCCGGAAATAATTCGAGTACAATGGGGTCTACTGATTATAGTAGATTCACTTCTACAAATCGTCCCATCTTTGATGATGGTATTCATTTTAGAGAAAACTATGATTCAACCGATAAAAGAGTCGAAATGAGAGGACCAAGTGATATATCTGATATTCTTTCTGGATTAAAAACAAAAACAATCAGCATTCAAGAAAATAATGATAGAAAAGAAAATGATAATAGTACAATTAGTATTGCTGATTTAAAAGATTTACAAAATGATGGAAATATGCCCAAAAAGAGCAGAAGAAGACAACGTTCCGATAAAAATTCAATTAGTCTCGATATTTAATTAAATAATAATTCATTATTATTATTTAATAGCTAGAAAGAAGTTGTTTATTTTGCGTTTGTGTTTTCTCTTCTTTTATATCGAATAATATTTTCCACGCTTTTAAAATATTATTATAATTTTCTTCACATTTTAAAGATACTTTTTGATTTATTGGAACATCTTTCCCTTCATACAATTCTAATTTAATTGGAACAATATATGCCAATGTATTCATTAATACTTTACGTTTATCACTTTCGGCATTTGGATTTTGTAATAAATTATTTAGTAGTGATTGATTCATTATACTCTCTATTTGGTCTCTTTTAGTACCTCCTCTTTGTATTAAATATTTGATTAAAACATTTTGAAAAAGTGGATTGGCTTTATCTAATAAACAAACTTTTTCATTGTATAAAATACTATAATATTTTTTGTTGTTTTTAAAAAGAAATAATGTTTTATCATAACGATTATTATATTTTAAAAAATATAGTTTAGGCGGTGAATCTTTTCCATTATAAAAAGAAGATATTGTTGATATGTTATTTTTTTTTGTAATATTTTTTCTTGTTTGTTTTAATAAATTTTCTGCATCTTTTTTTAACTTGGGAGATATAAAAGATAATAGAATTGATATTTGTAATGCCTTTTGTATATTGATTAATGCTCCCTCAATATCGTTTAACGCAGGAGTATATGATGATAATGTTTTAATAACTTCTGTCGCTCTAGATGCTTGGGTAGCAGAAATTTTCGCATCTATTGCACTTGTATTTAATTGATTCGCATCATCCACCGCACTATCGTGTGAGTTTGTTACAATTTTATCAGCTTCTTCTAATGATTGTTTTGCAATATCTTTTACTTTATCTGCTAATTCAGATGTAGTAGTTGTTAATCTAATTACACTATCTTTTAATATTGCCAATGATTCTTCTTGATTATTTTCAATAATACATATATTTATTTTATATGTTGTTTCACTTAATTCTAAAACATCATTTTCTGTAAAACTATCTAAATCAATATAATCACCATTAAATGTTTTAAATTCTTCATATAAATACCAATTCAAACCATTTTTAATTGCTGTGCTTAATTTAAAATCGGTATAAGCTATTATTTTTATGTCATTGATATTAATATCTGTAAAATGAGTGGCTAAATTCTCATCAAAAAATAAGTCTTTTAATTTATTAAATTCATCGTTACCAATATCTCTTATGAACGCATCATTATCGTGTTTTTTTCCAAAGGTAGATAATGTATTACATATTTTTTCGATATTTTCACTTGTAATAGAAGGGGTTAACATTGTTACAGAATTAATATAATCTAAATAAGCTTCATCAATTTGTGAATTATATTGTGTGTATCTCTGTATACTTGAAATATTTAAATAATATTTATTTTTGTCATCAAATGTTTTTTCTTTAATATTTTTATTTATTTGTTGATAAAAATCATTATTATATTTATCGCACAAATATGTTCTTAGAAATGAGATCATAGTCATTCTCGAATAAATATTTATTAAATCAAAACAAGTATATTTCATAGTTTTTAATTGGGTTTCATATTCTGGGGCGTGAGAAAATAATTCATTTAATTTGTGATAATTATTAATTGTTTTTGATACAATAGTAGAGAAACTTTTTTTTAGTGAAATGGTTTTTTCATTAAATATTTTCCAAAATTCCATATCGACAACATAATTTGTATAATAAATTATATATATAAAAGAAGATATAATATTAATATCTTTACTTTTATTTATATTTTCATCTTTAATATTGGAACGAATAGTTTGAAATATTTTTATTTTTTCAATATATTCATTAATTAATTTCTTTGTATCTTTCATTGTTTTTTTATATTCTTCAGAAGTAATAATTGCGTTGTAAATAATTAAGTCAAACAAAATAATTTGATTTACCATAGTTAATAACCATTTTTGGTCGCTACTTAAAAAATATGTATTTGTTAATTCGCTTTTTTTATAATTATACAATTGTTTATAAAATGAAATAAATAATAGTAAATATTCATTTTCCATATCTATTTTTTGTTGAATTAATTCCAATGTTTCTCTACAATTGTTCAAATATCCTTTCTTATTTTCAAGGTATTCATTTATATTATCACCTTTGGTCAATTGTTCACGTTGAAATAATAAATATTGTGTATTATAAAATTCTTTATTTTTTTTATTATTTTCTGTTTTAATATTTTCATCAATTAATTTTATAAGATCGTTAAATTTTTTAGTTATTTCTGGTGTTCGATATGGTGATGTCATCGCTGAATGAATAGGACAAGCAAGTCTTGATTTAAGATCATTAATATCTGTTTTTAATTTTGGATAATTTTTTGTTTTAATTAAATTATTTAATTTGTCTAACTCTTCAACTAAAATCGTCTCACAAGTTCTTTTAACTAACTTTGATTTAGTATATTCATTTAATAAATTAGTTAATTCTTTTTTAGAATCTTTAAGATTTGTTATGTTTTCATCTATAATATTTTGTTCTTCTATTAATTTGGTCGTTTCTCTCATTATTATATCACTATTTTCTGAACTGCCTGTATGTTTAAAAATAGATTTTACTAATACATCTAATTGTTGTTTTTTTTTATTCAATTTATCAAAATATTTTTTTATGCTGGAATAATTTGTTATTTCTTTTTCATAATCATATCCTAAATAAAATAAACTTACAGAAATAGGGTCTTTTAAAAAAGAAGGAATATGATAATCTAAATTAAAAGGTAAAAATGATTTATTTTCAGATAAATTAAAAGGGTCTGAATTTTCTTTAAAAAATCCATCTATTTTTTCTTTATCAAAAATTTTTTTGTCATTTTCAATATCATCTGTTTTTTTTTGTTCTTGTAAAATATCTTTATCCCCAGTAACAAGTAGAGAAACTTCAGCATCACCCATTAAACACGTAGGTATTTCTTTGCTTAGTTCATCGAAAGCGATTTTTGTAACTTTTTGTTCTGTGATATCATTGCGATTTCTATTATAACCATCGTAACCTCTTTGTAATGGAAAACGTTGTTCTTCACCATTTTCTTTTTTTAAGTCATTGCTATATATTAACCAATCCCCATCTAACCAAGTATAATTATAAATGGTATATGGTTTTTTATCTATTTCTAATACATTTCCTGATTTAAATAAAACATCTAATGTTGTTTTGATATTATTATCAATAACTTTTTCTCTACAACTTTCTTGAATTGTCAATTCTTTTTTATTGGTATTGATAATAATTTTATTTAACAATTCATCGAATTTTTGTCTATTTAAAAACACATCAATAATATTATCATTTAATGGTTTGGTATCAGTTGTTTTTATTTTATTTTCTTTAAAAAAAGTTTCTTTATTAATTTTTATTAAAGGATTAAAATTCACATAACTACTTGTTGTGCTAGGAATACTCATTTGTGGAGTATATATTTTTCGATTGTATTGATTTGTTTTTGTGTATAAAATAACATTCATTCTTTTTGGTAAATATTTATTATCAAATTTTGTTTTAGACATATATTCTATATTGATTATTTAAGAAAAAACATAACTTAATTAAGTATTATAAATTCTTAAATTTTTCATTTGCTTCTTTGTATATATTTTCTTGTTTTTCTTTTTTTGCTTTTTCTAATATTAGTATTGCATTAGTTAATTCTTCTTCAGTGACAATATTATTATCGGATTGCGATGCTGCTTTTAATTTATGTACTACTCTACAAGAATGTGGTACAACACAAAAATAACTATCTTCATTAAATAAATATTCAGATAATATAACAAAAACAGCTGTTAAAACAAGAGCAGTATAAATATCTCTTGTAGCCATCCATGCCATAGAGAAAACAAGTATTTGCTTACTCAATGTATATTTTAAATATTCTTCACTTGATTTACTAAAGTTTACAGAAATAAATTTTGACCCTATATTTAATAATATCATTATTACACCAGCAAAAAATTTGCTATTATTTAAATACATAATATGAACGTGAATAAATTGTAAAGGATCTGACAAAAATTTAATAGAAGTATATTTTGGAGTTTTAGAATGTGTAGCAAGCGGGTAATATGGTACATTTCCTCCTTTATATTTATTTAACGAACCCCCTTTTTTTACAGTCATATATATATATATATATGAATTAGTAGTTCAAAAAATAATTAAAATAACCAGAAATACCTCTCTTGAGAATCCTATAATAAGGACGATAAAATCTCGATATAAATCCTTCTCTATTTTGGCTTGGTATTTTATTTACATATAAGAAGTATATTATTAATATTATGATAAATGATAATAATACCATTAAAGATAAATGTTTTGTTTTCATCTTCATATTCTATAAATATAAATTAATTTATAAATGAATTGTGTCATTAATGAAAATGAAAATTAAAAATAAGGTTTAGGTTCTTTATTAGATGATTTTATTATAAATGGAAATAAATCATTTGATATTTTTGGTTGTAAATATTTTTCCATAATTATTTTATTTAAATTTGTGTCAAGATTGGAATAAATATTAGAAAAGTTCTCTACTTGTTGATTATGAAATGGAATATAATTATAAACCATTTCATTATTAAAATATACCAATAAATAACAAGCAAATATAATTCCTAATGTTTTATTAATATCTGTAATTAAAATTAAAAATAAAAATATCAATAATCTTCCTAAACTTGACTGAAATAGAGTATTTATATTATTTGAAATAAGAAAAATATATAATATTAACAAAATACTTATGAATAGAATCATTTTTATCATATATAATTCATTTTATAAAAAATCATATAAATTTATTATTTGAATGATATCATTTATTTAATTTATTATTATTTATTATTCATATCTATATATTATTCAGTTTGTTTAATAATTTATTATCTTAAATTTTATTAAGAGAGATGTCTTTTGCTTTTTATGCAGCACCCGTTGACAATGAAAATTTTGGTGAAATGGATCAACCTATTCATAAAAAAAAGTTTTCGAAAACATTAAAAAAATATCCTTCTGTCAACAGTTATACAGAAGATAATATCCAAACAAAAATAGATTATAATAAAGTAAATCAAGTAATGAAAGCAATGAGTAATTTACCAACACAACAAGATGAATTAGGTGATTTTAATCCACCACCACCACCCCAATCATCTGGTGTTCAAGCCACTATTTATAGAGATAATACACCATTAAGCGGTGAAGAAGGTTTAACCAATTATACCAAACCACAAAGACAAGACTTGTTCTCACAAATACCAACACCAAATCCAAGTTATAATATTCAAGCATTTACAAATTCTACACCTACACTAACTGATAATGATATATTAATGGAAAAAATTAATTATATGATTCATCTTCTTGAAGAACAACAAGATGAAAAAAGTGGAAGTGTTACTGAAGAAGTAATATTATATTCTTTTTTAGGAATTTTTATTATTTTTATTGTCGACTCATTCTATTATGTTGGAAAATATACACGATAATTATATTACCTTTCTTCGATCTATCTTTTAGGCTCACTTAATTTAATTTGTATTAATTATAAAAGAATAAGTGTATGATTCGAATGATATGAATGATGAGCAAAATTATAAAAATAATAAGCTGATTTTATATTAAATAATAATTTATTGATTTTTGAATAAAAATCAATTAATCTATCATTATTTGAATGATTCTCTATAATTAATAATTTATAAGAAGGATAATTATCTATTATATTCATTAACGCATTTTGAAAACCAACTTTAAATATATCTTCTGATTTACAACAATTTATAGAAGCATAACAAGTTACTATTTCTTCATTCTCTTCTTCTAAATATGTACATTGTTTTTTAAAAAAGTAGAGAGATAAAATTGTATCTTTTTGAATCAAAGCATAGATATATATATTTTCGGTTTTTATTAATTCACTTATATTCGCCAAAGATGTTGAAATAAATATTTTAAACTTACTATGATTTAATTTAATAAAATTGTTATAATAAGATAAATCTTTATAATTTATTTTTATTAATTTTATATCTTGAGGTAAAATAAATTCTTTTGATTCTTTTATATAAAATCCACATAATTCATACAAACATAATGGAATAATAGCTGTCAAGTTTCCTTCTCTCTTAAATAGAGAAACTTGTATATTTTTATTCAAGGTTCTCTGATTATAATGATGGGTTTGAATTAATTCAGGAGCAATACCTTCTTTTCTATGTTCTTTATCCACGCACAAATAATCAACATAATAGGCATTCATATTTGCTTCTGGATTTCCATTATTAAATATAATTTGAACTGGATAAGATAAAATAGTACCTATTATTTTTTCATCTTCTTTTACTTTTTGTAAGGTTGTATCCATCAACATATTTTTCTTTCTATATAGAGAAACAAATACAGACCCACCATCTAATCCAGTTAAATAAGGAAATATATTTTCTTTTTTTGGTCTATAATTTAATTCTCTACTTCTTAGAAAATGATTTTGTATAAAAAATACAAATTTATTTTTATTTATATTACTTAATTCATCCAATTTTATTGTATCGATATCTTTGAAATTATTATATTTCTCTTCTCTACTTGGAAGATCCAATTGAATGATTCCACACGGAAAAAAATAATACCATACATCATAAATATGAAAAACAGGCTGTTTCGTCCAAAAACGAAATTTCACACGAAAATATAATAAAAAAATAATTGTTATAACAATTATTATTAAAAATATATATTTTATCATTTATAAAAAATAATTATTTTTTATAAATATTTTTAACGTTGTTAAATTCAGTTTGGTCTTCTAATTGCTATCTTGTCGAGAATACATTGTAGTTTAATTAAACTTTAACAAATAGAGGGTCAAATAGAGGGGTATTTTCTCTTGAACTAGACCGACTTCTTCTAGATTTACTTTTTCTAGACCGACCTTTTTTAGATCTTCCTGATCTAGAACTCGATGAACTTCTTGAACTCGATGAACTGGAACTACTACTACGACGACGTAACTTATGTTTGTGTGTTTTATGATGACTTTTTTGTGACCTACGTGTTTGACTAAGTAATTGTATTTGTTTTGCAAATAATTCTTCAGGTGATAATGGAATAGATCTCATTTTATTTTCAAATAAAGTTTTACATTCAATATACTTGTTTCTTATATAACTAGTGGATAAATATGGTGTTGTTATTGGGTCAATAATATCATCATATGATAATTGAATTGTTCTACCATCAATTGTTTCAATAAGTATTTTATTTGCTTGTATTGTTATAAAACTACCACATAGTATTTCATCATTAAAATAAAATAATAAGAGTTTATCATTATGTTGTTTATAATAAGCGAGTAAATTAAATAATTTATCTTGTATTTTACCTGTCATATGACTTTTAATTAAAATCAAATCAAATTCTCTAGGTCTTCCATTATCGTCATATTTAATTTCTAGTAGTTGATTTTCAACTGGTAATTTAGCTAACACAACAGTATTTACATTTTCAGAACGATTTGTTGGGGGAGAAGGTACAGATTCGGGTTTAGCTTTTACTTTTAACGATCTATTAATAAAGAAACAAATTGATCCGATATTATATGTAATCACTAACACACCTCCAGCAGCAAGTATAAAATATAAAATTTCGTAACCATATTTTTTAACATTATTAAGCAATGGACTAAATACGCCTTCAATAATTCCACCGTTAATTGTTGTTGAAACAAATTGGGATAAAGGATTATCTTTTCCAAAATTCGAATCAAAAAATTCAGCCCATTCTATTTGTTTTGCTTTATTATATTGTTGGGTTGAATTCGTAGTGTCTATTATTCTTTGTGCTTTCTCTAGATTATCTTTTATTACTTGGTTCGCTACTATTCCTTCAAGTTCACTACGTAATTCGGCAGTATTTATTTGCATTTGAACATCAAATCTTTGTTTTTCTTCTTCTTCAATAAATTTTTTTTGTGCGATTCTTTTATCCATAGAATATTGAAATTGTAACCATTGAGCCTCATCACCCACCTTTTTATTAATATTTCTTATACTTGCTACACTTTGATCAAATGTTTGCATATTATCAAATGGAAAATAGTCTACTATTGAATATGTCATTATTAATTTAAAAATGTCTATTTTTTGTATAATTTCTTTATAAATTGGATCAGGTGAATATAAAATGGATTCTTTAATTTTATTTTCTGCATGAGATTGTATAGTAAGTAAAAATGATTTTAATTGGTCTATCATCGATAAATCTTTATTTACAAGTTGAATATGACCATTTAATTGTCTAACAAGCATCATTCCATTTATTTCACCCCATACAATTTTACTTTTAAATGCTGAATTACAATAGAAATTATATTCAGTAAGCATTGGATCTTTAGTTTTATCTAAACTCTGTCTCATAAATCTCTCTAATTTTGATGCGGCTTCTGTTGTATTTTGTTTAAATGTTAATGCTGTTCCGCTAGTATCTATGTTAACTGTTTCATTATCATTTGCTTCTTCTTCTTCTACTTCATCCATTATTTCTTTTACAAATTCATCATCGTCTATTTGACGTGTTGGTATATCTTCGCGTTTACCTACTATGGGAGGTTTCGTCGACCAAAATAAATCTAATACAGAATTAGTAGCTGTAACCGCAGCATTTATGGTTTCCTCTACTTGTTTTTCAATCGTGGTTATTTCTTTTTCTTTTTCAAAAGTATCTGGAACAATCTCTTTTAATGAAGAAGTATCCAATAAACCTTTTGAGTGTAATGTTGTTACTAGGTCTACACAAGATGACGAAACTAAATGATAAATATCATTTGTTTCTTTATTTAATTCGACAACTGTATTTATTATTTTTTCTTTCATTTCTTGATCTGATAATCCGGTAATTCCTGGTAATAATAATGTACCTAGAATTGCACTAGCTACAAATCCAGCTCTACCATAATATTCATTATATTGTTGTTGTTTTTTTGCTCTTTTTTCTTCTTGTGTTCTTCTTTCTATCATAAACGATCCGGGTAATTCTGTATTTAATAAATCTGTTTTTAATCCAGTATGTGAAACTAATCCAGAAGCAGATACGGGAGCATAAAATGAGAAAAATAAACTTATTAAAAGAATAAACTTGATTATATATTCTTTCGATCGGCCTCCTTTTTGCATATGAACGCTTAATTGTAACATTTCTAAAATTTTACTCAAATTGGATCCTTTTGGAAGATGAAATTTATCCGAGTTGTCTAATAGAGAAGTGAATATTAAATTATAATACTTTTTTATTAAAAAATAAACTGTGATTTGATTCATTAACACAGTCTGTAATTTCATATTAAACAAAAAAAGACTTTTATTTAATAAATTTGAGTTAGTTTCTTTATTATAAACAATAAGCCTACTATAAAAATAACCTTTTAATAATTTGTTAAGGTTATTATCTAATATTTTACTAAAATCAGTAAAAAAATTCAACTTTACCAATTTATAATCTATTTTTTTACTCATATACTATATTAATATTAATTAGGTTTCACAAAAATATATAAATTATTATATTCATAACCTATACTAATTAAATCAATTACACCTTGTAAGATAAATCCCATTTCTTGGGCAATTGTAATAATTTCATTTTGAGAAGGCATATACATTTTATGTTCTTGTTTCTTTACTTTTCCATCATAAAATTCGAATTTTTCTTTGAACTTTGCTAAATTTGTTTTGTTATCCAACTCAAAATTTGCTGTATAAGAAAATTTATCAAACTTGACTCTACTTTTTGTTATTCTATCTTTTGCATAACGTTGAGGAGAAAATATAACCAATGGATTTGCTGGAGGCAATATCGGGTCGAATAAATCTCTATCTACCAAATGAATCACTAAATATCCTCCTGGCATTAACCAATTCATTGCATTTCTAAAAAATCTCGATTTATCTTCTACATAATATATCGTAAAATACATACAAATAATATGGGTAAATGTTTGATTATTAAATAAATTATCATTATTTACATCACCCTTTTTAAAATTTCCATCTGGATAATTTTTCTTTGCTAGTTGAATCATTTCACTCGAATTATCAATACCAATCACATTTAAACCTTTTTCTTGTAATAAACCTACGTGATGTCCGGTTCCACAACCAATGTCTAAAATTACACTTTCTTGCGTAGGACTTGTTGTATCTATAATTTTTCCTATTTCATAAGCATTTTTAATTTGATTGTAAACCAATGTATCATAAATAGTACTATAAAATCCATCATAAATAATAGGTCCTTCAGCAAAAGTAAATGATTTATTATTCTTGAATCCTTCTTGTTTTACTGAAAATATAGAGAAACAAATCAAAATAAAAGAAATCAAAATTAATAATTTAGTCCAAATAGATAGTTTATTGAATTTAAAATTCATATATTATATTTTGACAATATATATTATTTTTATATTTATAATATATGAGTTGGTTTTCTAGTTTTTCTATGAAAAGTCACAAGTATAGCACTCCAAACGAAATGTCACATTTACCAGTACCAAAGATGATTAATAATATTTATCCATCAGATTTTGGATTACATATTAAAAGTCGTGCGTCCAATAATTTAGACTTATATCAAAAAAACGCATTAAAATATTTAATACAAATGAAAGAAACATTTAAGAAAAACAAATGGGATATGAGTAAAGAAGCCTTAACAAAAACAGAAAATTTAACTGATAAAGAAAAAGAAGCAAAGGATTATAGAGATTCTGAAAATATTAAATTTTTACAATCTTTTGAAGAAAAACAAAGGAGACACGAAGGGGATTATCGGGTAAACACCGCTAATATAGTAGATGATAAAGAAACACGAGGATTGTATAATATAGGTCCCAAAAACTCAAAACCATCACCCGTTATACAAGAAAGAATTGATGATATAGAAATTAATTTAATAAAAGAAATATTAGATTATGATAAAAATGAAATAGCATTACCACCACAATTACAAGAATATGCTGATTATCTTGCATCTGGAAGAACAATGGAAATGCCAGAATTTATAACAACCCAAGCAAGAACAATAGTACCAAGAGAATTAATAAGCGGCAATGACCCGGTTAATATAGAAAATGAAATAAATGAAGCACAACGTGAAGTTATATTTGATTGGTTGGATAAAATAAAAATCCACGCTGATCTTTCACGTGAACTAGCTGATTTAAATAGGCGTTTAACTGAACTTAACCGTGGTGGAAAAAGAAAATCCAATAAAAGAAGAAAATATGTTCAAAGAAAATCCAATAAAAATAAAAGATCGAATAAAAATAAAAGATCGAATAAAAGAAGAAAATCGAACAGAAGAAAATCTAATAAATTATTTATATGAGTTCAGAAATAAATGATGTAAGAGATAGTAGAGATTTTAGAAAGGTAACTTTTTCAGAGTTTAAAAAAACAGATGTGAAAAAAGAATTAATACAGTGTTTTATCCAATCTAAAATAGAACAAGCGTGTTATTGGAGTGCTGAATTCATATGTGCTGGTCATTATAGTGATTTATGGGATATTATTCTCTACTTTTATAGCAAATATATTCATTTAGGAAATCCAAAATTAACAATTTATTTGGATAATAGAATTGAATCTTTCAAATCTATTTTAAAAAATGGATATATAGGATACGAAATTAGATTAAGAAATAATGATAAAATAAGAAAATTATTTGCCGAAGTCATTTGTATTCTTTGTTATGCAAAAAGAAAACATAGTTTCGATGAAATCAAAGTAAAAAAAGAAGATTTTGATATTTCTCTAATGACAGATAAATTAAAAGCACCTAATATTTATTTTGCTGTAATTATGATGAACGAAGATCCAAAAGAATTATTTATTCCAATAAATGAATTCAGTTATAATATTTCTAAAGATGTAAAAAATACTTTATTAGCGTGTTATTGGGTTGAATGGATTATTGAATATGATAATATATGTTTTTCTAAGAAAAAGAAATGTAAATGTGAGAGAAGAGATATCATCCCAGTAGAGAGTAATTGTCAAATGGATATTATTTGGTTAATATGGGATGCTATTTTAAGAGAAACAGAAATACATCATTCTGAATTTATAAAAAGAATTATGAAAAGTCTATTACATTTATTTTGTCTTAGATATACAAAAGCAAATGGTAAAAAAAGAAGATATATTATATATTTTGCTATTTCTCTACTTACTGAAATAGTATCAACAGATGAAGAAATTATTAAAGAAAAAGAACAAGTAGCCCAATTAGTAGAGAAAATAGATAATATATATATTCAAATAAAAAAGAATGAACATTCACCAAATATGGATTATTTATTTACTTCTGTAAATCGTTCTAATTTAGATAAAACAATAGAGAAATTAGAAAAAATGGATTCATTTGGAGAGAGTTTTATTCCTCGTATGAATAAATAATATATTAAATATATATGAGAACTAGAAAAAATATTTATAAAAAAGACAAACCATTTAAACATTTTAAAGAAAAAATTGTAATGAAATTTTTAGTTGTTTTAAATATGACAAAATTATATCATTGGAAAACTTGTAATTATTCTGCGCATAAAGCAAGCGATGAATTATATGATGTATTAAATAAAAATGTGGATCGATTTGTAGAAGTAATGTTGGGAAAATTAAATGGTGAAAGAGTGAATTTAGAAAATGTAAAAATGATTCCTCTTATTGATTTTCCAAGCGGAAATCATTTTGATGATGATATGAAAAGAGAAATAAATCATTTTAAATATTATCTTGTTGATTTAGATAATGAACCCGTTCTCAAATCAATGTCAAATAGCGATTTATTTACTATTCGTGATGAAATTTTAGCTGCCTTAAATCAATTCTTATATCTGTTGAGTTTGAAATAATAATATATAATTGTATATTATTATTATGGATAACGTAAATAATAACAATATGATAAATTATTCGACAAAAGATTCGAATTATGGAAATTGGTCAATATTTATTATTTTATTTGTTTTTTTAACTATATTTGTTATTTGGATTATATATAAATATTTTTTCTCTACATTTAAAAAAGAAATTTCAAAAAATAACTCGCCAGCACCAACACCATCTATTAGTCCTTCTGAATTATATAAAAATACATCCAACATTACTGATGAAAATGTAATTATAAAAGATGAGAATTTAAACAACGCATTAGAAAATAAACCTCAATCCAATACAGCACCTATTTCTGATGATTCTTATAGTAATATTCAATTAAGTAAACCTACTAGTAAATCAGGTTGGTGTTATATTGGTGAAGAAAGAGGGTTTAGAAGTTGTATTGATGTAGGTGATAATGATTTATGTTTGTCTGGAAATATATTTCCAACTAAAGAAATATGTATAAATCCTTCTCTACGTTAAGCATTAAATATGAACTTTGAATTGATTGGCCATTTATTATCACTTGTTCCATACGTTCTTTTTACTCTTGGAAAAATAGTTGGTAATCTTCCAGACCAACATAATAATTGTATTTTACCTGGAACATCTGAACAACTTGTTGGAAAACACGTTTTATTTCTTGTTTTTTGTAATATTTCACCTGTGCAAGGGTTTTCTATTGTGTTACATATTAATTTTCCACCATTTGGTATTAAATAAACAGGAACACCAGGATTAACTATAATAGGTGGTAATATTGGATAGTTGGGATTTACATCAGGTTGTGGTGGAGGTGGGATTGGTGTTTGAGGTGATCCACCGCTATTCACAATAGAAGGTAAATTGATTGGTTGATTTATATTACTTTTTATACAATCAAGTAATTCATAACTAGTTATATTATTATTGTCAATAATATTACTAGATTGAGGTGCAACAATATAGGATTGATTTATTCTTTTTAATAACTGAATATTTGGAAAAGATGCTTGTTGTGTTTGGGATGCCCAAGAAATATAATTTCTTTTTGCTAAAAATCCATATTTTTGTTGTTTTGTCAGTTGAGCAGAATTATTTTTATATTGTAATACATTTGCTTTTCGATACATTTGTGATTCAGCTGTATTCGTAATACAATTCGGTTGATATCTATTCCATTCTCTTGGAGGAATAGGACGATATGTCGAACCTAAACAAGACATATATATAATTATTATTTTTCTATAATATTAGTGTAAAATAATGCTTTTTTGTGAGTTTTTTTAGTGAATTGATTTGGGTGTTTATTTACATAATGAGCAAAATGTTTTAAATCAGGCAATTGACCCATCATATTAGGATGATTTTTTATATAATTATTATATATTTTTGTAAAAGACCCCCATTTTATTTTACTAAAATTAATTCTCCCTTTTGTTTTATTATTTTTTGTCGAACGTTTTTTTCTTCTTGTTTTACCACCTTTTATTGGGTTACTAAAGATTGTTGATGATGGTGTTGATGAGGGTGTTGTTGCTGGTGGTGTTGTTGTTGCGTTTGGAGTACCAAAAAATGATGATGAGGTTGCTGGTTTACTGCTGGTCCATGAAAACCATGATTTATTTTCAGAATCATTCGATGATTTACTCGATGAATTTCCCATTTAATATATATTATTATTATTATTATGGATTGTATTCATTATCACTTCCGCTAAAATACCATCTTAGAGATAAATAATCAGGATTTTTAAGATTCATTCCCGAATTATCACTGATTGCTGTATTGGGTCCTTTCTTAACTAATTCTTGTATGGCTAATATGCCCAAAGCATAGTTATAATACCATAAATTAGAAATAAATCCATTAAATCCACCATTCATAGCTACGTAAACATCACCATAATTTTGTTTAGGAACGCCTACCAATGTTAAACTTTTTGTAATAATTCCGTTAATATAAACATCTAATATTTTATTTCTACAAAGAATGATTACATTTACCCATTTATTTAATGGAATATCTGGAATTTCTAATTGTTCATCAATTACATTAAATGTATTCATAAATATAATAATAGAGTTTGTATCTTTGGATATATATAATCCTGGTGCATTATTTGGTTGATTAATACCATCTATATCAGGTGCGTAGTTTCCTTTACTAAAGACGTGTTTGTATTTTCTCGAAGAGTTATCTAAATCATTTATATAAATCCAAACAGACCATGTAAATTCAATACCACCTCTTTCATTATTAGAACGATAAATTGTTTTAGATCCACTAATATTTGGGTCTTGAGTAAATGTCAACATTTGAGAACTTGCATTAATCATTCCATTAATTAATTTTTCTTTACTTGCAGGTGAAAATAACCAAGCAATAATATTAATTGCAAAACTTAATAAAATAATAAAAATAAAAATGACAAATAATAAAAAAGCAAATTTTGCTACTAAACTATTTGATTCTAAGAATTCGTTAATTCCATTCATTTGACTTTTGTCTACATTATTCGTTACACCTATATCACTTGGTTTTAGGTTATCACTTGTTTTATTATCAAAAAAATTAGGTAAACTTGGAATACTACTTGATTTTTGTTCATCAGACATATATATTATGAAAAGAATTTTTCCATATGATTACCGAAAGCGTATTCTAAATGGTTAAACTTGCTTCTTGTTCGCCATTTTGTAAAATAGAGATATTCAATTGATATGCACCAAATATGTTAGGTAAAACTCCAGTTCCATATCCTTTTTCATATATATTCCACGCTTGTTCTGGATTTAATGGATATGGATAATATGCAAATTTTGTTGTTGAACCTTCAAACCCACCTAATGGTGTAACATATAGATCATTATTTGTCTCTACCGCAGCAGTACCTGGTAAAACACAAGTTCTCACAAGTTTTCCATTGATATACATATCCAGTGTCCTTCCATAAACACTCATTGTTAAATTTACCCATTGTTGTATCGGTATATTAGATACACGACAAGTATGTTCGACATATTTATTTGCTACAGAAGCACTAGATGTTACACCAGATGAATATAATGTAAGTGTAACATCGATATCATTTGAAATTGCTCCTAAAATAACAAGAGGTGAAGGATATTTTCCAGAAATTCCGGTCTCAGGATCTGGTGCTGATGTTGTTTCAAGCATTCTTCCAAATATTACTTTTGGATGACCATATCTAGTATTCCAATTATTAATATAAAACCAAATAGAATATGCGAAATTAGAATTTCCTGGAGTATTACTGGATGCTAAAGAACTCGCAGATATAGTCTGTTGAACACTAGCGTCGGCCAAAGTAGTCAATATATTTTTATTAACTATATATCCACTTATTAACCAATACAATAAAATTATAATAACAACAATTAAAATAATAGTTCCAATATTCATAATAATATAATTATATATAATAATTATATTATATTAACAATTATAATGTTAAATATTTATCTGTATCAATTTGGTTTAATCTTAGCGCGTGTGTTATATTCTCTATTTTCAGAGAATGTATAAATAAATTATCATAGAAATTTAATAAAATAGGTGGATTTAAATTTTTTACTGAATTATATAAATTTTGGATTTGAACTAAATTTAATGATTTATCAAAATAAACTACATTACATATTCCTCCATTATTTCCATTTTTATCTCCAGAAGTAATATTATCTTTTCTCATATAAGGAATGTATGATTTAAATGATTGAATTAATTCACCATTAATAAATATATCTAATATACCACTCTTATAATTAATCACAATATTATTCCATTTTTGAAGTAATAAATCATTATTTTTATATATTATTATATTTCCAAATTCATCTAAATTTTCTTTTTCTTTGATAGGTTGACCATTTACTAATTTATTATCGATTGTAATCATAAATGTATTATCACTTCCTCTATATTGTATATTTGGTTTCCCACCATAATCTATTAGCGAATAAAATATATCATTTGTATTATTTCCATCAATAAATAACCAACACGATAACCCGTAATTATAAGAATGGACTTGATTTTCTTGAGTTACTAATGAATCGTAAGAAGATAATAATTTTTTACTATCCGTATTTAATGGTTCTTTTAATAAAAGATTTCCTCCTTGTGATGAAAATTGTGTATACATATTTGTAAAATTAAAATATAATATATATAACACTATAATAGTAATTAATAATAAAAAATCAGTCCAATTGAAATTAAATCCAGAAGAAATATTTTCTTTATTGCTTTTATAAATTCCTGTAATTCGATTGAGTAGAGAAATAAATAAACAAGGAATATAAAATGTACTACCTATTACTACTTGTAAAAATGGACTTTCTTTATAATATGAACTGTAAGAAATCATTTTGAATAAAATAGCCATTAACGTAATAATAATTGCAACATTGAGTATAATTCCAAGAATACTGGATTTTGTAAATGTAAATGTTTTAAATAAAACAATTATCCAATTTATTAATGTGAAAAAGAAAAATAATCCAAATAAAATAAATAATGAATATGTCAATGATTTTATAAAATCGTTATCTTTTACTGAACTATTTAATGTCTTTACATAAATGTAAATATAAGAAACACCAAATATAATAGAGAAAGCAATAAGAGAATAAATGTAAGGAGAAATTGTTCCATTAAAAGAAGATATACTACCAACTTTACTCGTATTAATTGATAATATCACAGCAATAAATAAAATCAATACAATAAAATACAATAAAATATTAGATGCATTTTTACTTTTATTTTCTGAATTAATTATTTTGTAATAAATACCAATTGTGATTGCGTACGATATTAAGATAATTAAAGAAGGATATTTATTCATTATAGAGAAACAATCATCATTAAATACTTTTGAGATAATAATATTATAAATAATTAAAAAAAATATTTTTGAATTATCATCCGTTGTCATATCAAGCTTTAAAGTTTTTAATAAATTTACTTTTGGTAAATTAAAATAATTTACAAATGTATCAGAATCCATTTTTGTTTTTCCTCGATTTGTCATCTCGATTGTCAAATATAATAATATAACTATTATCAAAGCATTAATTACATAAATAGAATAATCACCAAAATTACACTTTGTTGTTGTTTTATTTGCAGAAACTAAAAATATAACAAAACAAATAAATATAATTATATAATAAAATAAAATTAATATATTTACATAATTTTTATTTAATATTGCACTCATTGCTTGAATAGTAGTGTCGTCTTGTATTTTCTCTACAAATTTAGGATTATATAATAAATTGGATTGTCCTGTAGATAATCCAAAACCTAAAATATTTTTTAAATGATTAATAAAAAAGAAAAAAAGATATATAATAGAAAATAAACAAGGTACAAGTAATAATATATTTGTAAAAATTGTATTTTTTTTATGTGAAGTAGAAGAAAAATTATTTTTAGTTATTTCAAATAATATATATGAAATTATAAAAAAAATAGAAATTCCTAATAATAAAAATTTATTATTATTATAAGTATTATAAACTAAAAAAAGTGTAAATAAAATACTATAAATAATCGTTGAATAAATAATAACTATAACAGAACCTTCCATCTTTGGATTATTTATATCATCACTAATTGGCTCATTTCTAGGAAGTACAAAATTAACAAGAATGGCTACAACAATTAAAAATGTGGGTATGATAATGGTTGTATATCCTATTTCTTTATCCTTGGAATTATATATTTTATATATTTGATAAAAAAACAAATAAAAAAAATAGATTGAAAATAATACACTGATTGTAATATAATCAGTAGAAAATATAACAATTATAAATATTAATATAGATAAAAAATATATTATGGATAATGTCAAATCACCAGAAAAAAATGTTTTAATGTATTCATAATTAAATGGTGTTAATATATGTTTTGAATTTTCTTCCTTTTTTTTTTCCATATATATATTACATATTTTCTTTTGCTGTTTTCACGCCGTGACAATTTCTACATAAAGCTACCAAATTATTCACATCATTACTTCCACCATATTCTAATCGAACTCTATGATCAATCTCATAAGTATGATTCAATTGAGCATTACATTGACCACATCTCCAATTTTGTTGTGAAGCTACAAATTTTTTCTTTGTTTCCGAAACAGACCGTTTTGTTGCTTTAATATTATTTACTGATTTATTCATATCTGTCATAAAAGAAGAAGAAGCATTCGGGTCTTTCGTAAAATCCAATATTGGTGAAATAACATCCATTGCCTTTTTATCAATCGGCATATATTTTACCATATTATTTGTATATAATAGTATTTTTTTTGTTTGTAATGGATCTCTTTTTATTAATAAATATACAATTAATCCTAAAACAATGACAATAGCAATCGTAAAATATTTTTTATATAAATGAAACATTTTTATGAATTTCCAATCATAATATATATTCATAACAATAAAACCAATGATAACTAATATTATTATTTCTAATTTCATAATAATATTATTTATTATATTTATTTTTTCTAGTTTTTCTTTTTATTGTCATCTTTTTTGTTTCGATTTGATAATTAAAATACAACAATGCTTTTTTTATTTCTCTTATATCAATTGGAGTTGCGCTATATTTTAATAAAATTTCTAATAATGTTTTCATATTATTACTTACTTTTTCATTGTAATTATTATAAATAATATTATTTGCGTTTTCACACAAAGCAACATAAGACATTACAAATCCCCAAACATCCATATTCTTTGTATAGACTTCACTAAAATAAGCCAATACATCAAATGAATATGGTTTGGTAAATTTTATTAATATATCATAAATATATTTATATATATAATCTATATTAGAATATATTTTTTTATTCTTTAATCTAATTGGATTACTATCTTCTGAGAAAAGAGAAATTAATTTTTTATGATATTTAAAAATAGAATTAAATGACGATAAATGACCTGACCTATATGAATCTACATAATCTTCAAAGAAACTAATTACAAAATCTTTTATATCGTGATTCGTAAAATTTCCATTTTTTGACATTAAAAAATAACTATAAATGTAATTGAATGTTTTTGAAAATAAAATACTTGAAAATGGAACATTATATTGAAATGGTCTATCTCTGAATTTTGAAGGTATTAATTTCCAATCATCTCTAAATCCGCTCTCTGAAAATTGAGATTCATTTGTAATATTTGGAATATATATTCCAGATAACCCCCAATCTATAATTCTTAAAAACAAATTTTTGTTCTCTATATTTACTAAAATGTTATTTGATTTTAAATCTCCATGAAATATCCCTCTTTTATTCATTGGAATAATTGCATTGGTTAATAAATCAATCATTTTTTCATTAAAAATAACAATTATATTTCTTTCATATATTGTTCTTTTTATAAATTCATCGATATCAGTACCACCATATGGCATATTAATCGCCAATAATTCATCTAAATTTTCATTTATATTTTTTGATGTAATGTTTATTTTTTTTAATGGTGAACATTTTACCTTATTAAAATCAATTAAATCAGAAGAAGATAATGGTTCAGGTTTACATAACGTATAATCTGATATAATAAAATAATTTTTATAATTTGGAATAGTTTTTAAAATAGGAATAAATCTTTTTATTTCGTTATATTCATTCATGCCATGTTTTGTTTTCATTAATTTTGATATCCCTTTTTCACCAAAATAATTATTATCTCCAGAAATTACATAATTAGGATTACATTTGAGTTGGGGTTTAAAAATACAACCAAACCCGCCTGATTCAATTAATTTTCCTCCTTGTTTCATATATTATATAATTATTTATTATATAAATAATATATTAATCCACAAAATATAAATAATATTACAAAATATAAGATTCTTTTTATCCATTTTTTGAATTGAATACTATTTTTATTTATGTTTTTATTTTTCTTTTTATATGTATTATAAAACTCTTGTAGAGAAATTATTGGTTTATCTAGCTTTTTATTTATTTTATTATGTATAAAATGTGTCCATCGTATAAATGATTCTCTATTATCTAAATAAGGCGTAACTGGATATTTCTCTAATAATTCACTGAAACTTGTTGAAATATTTTTATTTGGAATAAATATATGCAGGTTATGAACGAACTCATAATACTTTTTTCTGGTAATTGAATTTGGATATAATGGATAACAAAAAGCGATTGTATGTAAAATATACCAATAATGAGGTCCCCATATTTCTGGTTTAATTATCATTTCATTCATTGATTAATAGAAGAAATAAATCATTTTCTCTACACGAAGTATTATAAATAATATTACCAACTTGTTTATTTAATATAAAAATAAATTTATTTATAATAAAACACATGTTGTGTAATAATTGTTCTAAAAATGGTCATGTATTACATCAATGTAAATTACCAATTATTAGTTGTGGTATGATACTTTTACAAAAAATCAATAATATTCATTATTATTTAATGATTCGAAGAAAAGATAGTTTTGGATATATTGATTTTATATACGGAAAATATAATCCTAATAATATATTTCAAGTTCAACAAAAAATTGATGAAATGTCTATTGAAGAAAAAAAAAGATTACTTTCTCTATCGTTTGATGAATTATGGAAACAATTATGGGGACAACCTATTATAAATCCTTTGTATAAAAATGAAGCGTTTAAATCCAAGAAAAAATTTGAATTATTGATGAATGGTATCAATGATAATGGAACCATTATTACATTAAAAGACTTTATTGATAGAAGTAATACAAAATGGATAGATACTGAATGGGAATTTCCAAAAGGAAGAAAAAATTATCAAGAAAAAGATTTAGATTGTGCACTAAGAGAATGTCAAGAAGAAACAGGAATTAATATAAATGATATTACAATTATTGAAAATATTCTTCCTTTTGAAGAATTATTTATTGGGTCAAATCATAAATGTTATAAACATAAATACTTTATTGGATTATTTAATCCAGATAAAAATAATTTATCAGTAGAGAAATTAAAATATCAAACATCTGAAGTCAGTAAATTAGAATGGAAAACATTTGATGAATGTTTATCTTCGATTCGTCCGTATCATATAGAGAAAAAAAAAGTATTAACTAATGTACATACAACTATTACAGAAAATAGTTTTTACAGTTAATCATTATATTTATTATATCATATAAATATAATGAATATGGATTTACCTAAAAATATTGGGAAAAAAAAACAAAATATTACCAAAAAAAAAAGAAAAACATTAGGTGATTTTGAAATAACAAATATTGATGAAACCAACATACAACCTTCTGCACCTAAAGAAATAAATTCAAATAGTAATTTTATATTAAATCCAAATATCTCTACTATTGTTCAAAATCAATCTCAAAATCCTATAGAACAAAAAGTTATACCAGATTATCCAATTATTCCACCACAATTAGATTCACTCAGTCAACAATGTAGAGAAACTAATAATCCATATAGTAAAGAATGTAATCAGTTTCTTTTTGAAAAAGAAAAATTAGAAAGAGAACAATCGTTAGAAGATGAAAATAATTTTTTATATCCAACATTAAATGATATCGAATTTAATGTAAAAATCGCTGAAAAAAAAGAATTTCAAGAAACAAAATATAATGGAAAATTACACGATATTGTAGATGATATTTTGATAAATCAACAAAACTTTGAAAAATATACACAAGAATTAATTGATGCTGAATTTGAATTAGCACCTCATCAAAATTTTGTTCGAAATTATTTATCTTTTCAAACACCGTATAATAGTTTATTATTATTTCATGGATTAGGTAGTGGAAAGACACTTACAGCAATCGGAATTGCTGAAGAAATGCGCGATTATTTAAAAAAAATGGGCATTAATAAAAAAATCATCATTGTTGCTTCACCTAACGTTCAAGATAATTTTAAATTACAATTATTTGATGAACGCAGATTAAATGAATCCTTGCCATGGATAATGAATGACGTTGTTGGTAATAAAATTCTTAAAGAAGTAAATCCATTAAATTCTAACTTAAGTAGAGAAGAATTATTAAAACAAGTAAATAAATTAATTAATTCATATTATTCTTTTTTTGGATATATTCAATTCGCAAATTATATCAATAATTTTACTCATCAAGATGATAATAAACAAACCGTTAAGAATTTACAAAATGAATTTAATAATAGTCTTATTATTATCGATGAAATTCAAAATATGAAAAATATTAATGAAAGTAAAAATGGAAAGATTGCTTCAAAAGCATTTCAAAAACTAATTAAAGCGGCACAAAATTTACGATTATTATTTTTAACAGCTACGCCAATGTTTAATAGTTGTGAAGAAATTATTTGGATTTTAAATATGATGAATATGAATGATAAACGTTCTATTATGAAAATAAGTGATGTCTTTGATAAAGATGAGAATTTAAAAGAAGAAGGTAGAGAATTATTAATTCAAAAAGCAACTGGTTATGTATCTTTCGTAAGAGGAGAAAATCCTTATACTTTTCCTTTTCGTATTTATCCAAAATATTTTGCTCCAAATCATACATTTAATGAGAATTTACCCATGCCCATTATGCAAATGAATGGAAAAATAATTGAATCTACTGAAGATAAAATATTGGGATTATATCTTACAGAGTTAGGAAATTATCAAAGTTTGGTTTATAAATACTTAATTAAATTGTTATTTGATGAACAATTATTTAGAAATAAAGTTGATTTTAAAGATTTTACTACTTTTAATTATACAATTCTTCAACCTCTAATACAATCATTAATTATTACATATCCTACACCCGGAAATCAAATCCCAGATGTATCATTAGATGAATATTATTTAATGACTGAACCATCAACCGATTCATCGACCAAGTCATCGACCGATTCATCGACCAAGTCATCGAGCGATTCATCAACCGATTCATCAACAGAACCAAGTGATTTAACTACAGAATCCTCTTCTGAACAAACCGAATCATCAACTGAGTCATTACCACAAGTTGAAGAAGAAGAACAACCAGAACAACCAGAACAACCAGAACAACCAGAACAACCAGAACAAGAAGAACAACCAGAACAAAAAGAACAAACAGAAGAACCATTACTTCAAGAAGAAAAGACAGAATCATTACCAGAAAATAGTTCTGAAGAATCACAAGAGGGTGGTATGGAACAAGACGAAGAAGAACAAGAAGAACAAGACGAAGAAGAACAAGAAGAACAAGACGAAGAAGAACAAGAACAAGAACAAGAACAAGAACAAGAACAACAGGGTGGTATGGAACAAGACGAAGAAGAACAAGAAGAAGAAACACCAGAAAATATAGACATATCAGATAAAAATTTGATTGGTACAAATGGATTAAAAAATATAATGACTTATACAGATACGGCAACAAAAAAAGGAAATTTTAAATATAAATATACGGATCCACAATATCATATATTTAAACCTCAAATAATAGGTAATTATAGTTCAAAAATAAAAAATATATGTGAAAATATTTATAATTCATCACAAAATATTGTTTCTCAAGGAATTATATTAATTTATTCTCAATATATAGACAGTGGATTAATACCGATGGCTCTTGCCTTAGAAGAAATGGGATTCAAACGATTTAATGGTGCATCCTTATTTGACTCTAGTTATAAAATATCTTCTGTTGATAGTACTACATTTGAAAAAATAGATGGACGAAATAAAAGATCACAACCTGCGTGTTATTCAATGATTACAGGTGACAAAAAACTTTCACCAAATAATAAAGAAGAATTAAAAAATATTACAAATGAAAGAAATAAAGAAGGACATTTTATTAAAGTTATTTTAATATCACAAGCGGGTTCAGAGGGTATTGATTTTAAATTTATTAGACAAGTACATATATTAGACCCTTGGTATAATATTAATAGAATAGAACAAATTATAGGTAGAGCAGTTAGAAATTTTAGTCATAAAAGTTTACCTCTAGAACAAAGAAACGTTCAGATTTTTTTACATGGAACTATTTTACCATTTAACAAATCAATCGAAGCCGCGGATTTATATATATACAGAATTGCCGAATATAAAGCAAAACAAATAGGTATGGTTACACGATTATTAAAAGAAACTGCCGTAGATTGTATATTAAATCATAATCAAACTAATTTTGATATTGAAAATATGAGAACGGAATTGGTGATTCGTCTCTCTACTTTACCAAATCAACCTTTTCGTTTTCAAGTAGGTGATGAAGCATATACTTCTACGTGTGATTATATGGAAACTTGTCAATATCAATGTAATCCTTCTTTAAAAGAAGAGAAAATAAATGACCAAACGTATACTGAAGCATTTATAAAAATGAATATTGATAAAGTGATGAATAAGATACGATTTCTGTTTAAAAATAAATATTTTTATGATAAAGAAACATTAATAAAAGAAATTAATAATGTAAAAATTTATTCTCAAGAACAAATAAATTATGCGTTAACTGAATTAATAAATGAACCAACCGAAATGTTAATTGATAAACACGGAAAAAAAGGTCATTTAGTAAATATTGGTAATTATTATTTATTTCAACCATTTGATTTAAATAACCCTAATATTTCTCTACTAAATAGAGAAATACCAATTGATGATAAAGAACAAAAAATAAATATCCATGTTGATAAAGAATATAACGAGTATGACGTGAAGGATGTTCGGGTATTGGATATAGAAAAAGAAGGAATTGTAGAGAAAGATAAATATGAAAAAATAACAGTAAAAACAAGTCTTATAAATCAAATAAAAAATTATTATGATTTAGCAACAGAATTTTTTAATATCGATGACTTGGAAAAAAGAGAAACCTTTTCAGATGGTGATCCAGAATGGAAACATAAATTTAGCACAATAGGAATTGTAATGAAAAATTTAAATAATAATGGATTACTATTCAATGAAAGAAATGGAATCAAAGAAGATATTTTAAAACAAATATTAATAGAAAATATAATCGATTTCTTATTACCAGAAGAAAAAATATTATTATTTCAGTTAATATTAAAAATAAATCCATCATTGAGTAAAACAGATGAATTTTATGCTTTATTACAATACGCTTGCATACAAAAATTTATAGATTTAGGTGATAAATACGCATACGTTCTTTACATCGAAAATGATATATTTTATTACATTACAAATAAAGAAAATATACAATGGGAAATAACAGAAAAAAATAGTTTAATAAAAAATATAAATGAAATATTAAATGAAAAATTATCATACAATAATTTTAATAAATATGTTGGATTTGTTGATTTGAAATCATCGATTATGGTTTTTAAAACAAAAAATACTTTTCCAGAAGGAAAAGGAATAAAACACGGAAGTATATGCGACCAAGCAGGTAAGGTAAGTCAAATAAAATTATTAAATAATATTCTTGGAAAAGAAATATATTCCCAATTCATTCCTCTTAAAAAAAAGCTTCGATCATTTTTCTATTCTCTAGAAATTCAAAACGAAAAAGTAAATACAAAATATATTAATAAATATGAATTATGTATTTTATGTGAATTTATATTAAGATATTTTCAAATGCAACAAAAAGAAGAGAAAACTTGGTTCTTAGATTACGAAACACAAAAATTACTCAAGTTTAATAGATGGGTTCCGACATAATAATTAAAAATTGAATTATAATAAATATAATATATTAGTATTAATAACTATGAATCTCAAAATGAATCAAACTAAAAAATTTAACAAACAAAATATAAATGATACTTATTTATATTCAAAAGCATTAATTACAAGAAGTATAAAACTTGATATTATATCTATCGGGAAAAATATTATTCAAACATTACTGCAAAAATTAAGAGATGATTATGAAGGGAAATGTGTTGTTGAAGGATATATAAAACCAAATTCTTGTGATATTAAAAGTTATTCAAGTGGATTATTAAAAAGCAATTATGTAATCTATGAAGTTATGTTTGAATGTTTGACTTGTTTTCCTGTAGAAGGAATGTTAATTAATTGTACTGCTTTGAATATTACAAAGGCAGGTATTCGAGCAGAAATCACAACGAGAGAAAAGCCTAGTCCGGCTATTGTATTTATAACTAGAGACCATAATTATAATATTGATGAATTTACACAAATAAAAGAAGGTGATGTTTTTGTTGCAAGAGTTATAGGACAACGGTTTGAATTAAATGATAAATTTGTCTCTGTAATAGCAAAATTAAAGACAAAAACAAAAGAACCCTTATATAAAACACCAACTATCGTAAACCCAAAAAAGAAATCAATGATACCAAAAAAAGATATTTTAGAAAAATTAGTATCTGTTATTCCATCGAAACCAATTACATTAGAAGTAGAGAAAGAAAATGTGGATGAAGATGAAGAAGAAGAAGAAGAAAAAAAAGATGAGGAAGAAGATGAGGAAGAAGAAGAAGAAGAAGAGGAAGAAGAAGAAGAGGAAGAAGAGGAAGAAGAGGAAGAAGAAGAAAATAAAAAGATAACAAAACAAAAAAAGGATGAAGAAGATTAAATATTATCTTCGTTTAATAAATTATGTAACAATATATCCTTGTTATTATTCGTGACATCACCCGATAAAATAGAAGATTCATATATTTTTCTTAAAATATCGTGTGGTGTAGTATTTCCTATACGTATTAATCCTCTATTTCTTAGATATGTTTTCACATCTGAAATTTCGTGTGTTTTTAATTCTTTATAAGAATCTGTAATTTGTTTTCTTGTATTGATATTTTTAATTAATATTCCGACTTTTTTTTTGATATTTGATTTTCCCAATGTATATTTTCTCTTGATTGTTTTTTTAATAAATATTTTTTCTTTTTCTTTTTCTTTTTCTTTGGAAAATTTATTTTTTAATTCATTTAGTTTTTTTTCTCTATCCAAAAATGAATTATTTGAATTAGAAATATTTCCATGATTTTTTATTGTTTCGTTTTTATGAATCATTGATTTATTCATCCAAGATCGATATGTTGGTTTATTTCCATTTTTTAAACATCCATATGGAACATCATTTAATGGAGTATAATTTATTTTGATTTCTTCTTCTTGTATTTCTTCTGGGATATGGGTTTTATTCATTGGTTCAATTAAATTGTTATTCTCTAATAATTCGACTGGTAAATCAATATGAACTGTGGGTGATGTTTTATTATTTGATAAAGAAATATTATCGACAAACGTTGTTTTTGGTTGTGTTTGTGTTTTATGTTCATCTTTTAAACTAGTGAGAAAATTCATCGAAAGTATGAATTCGTCATCTTCTTCTGGTTGAATATCTATATTTTTTTGTGTGTTTTCTTGTATTGAAGTAGTAGATTCTAATTTATTTTTATGACTTTTAATTCGTTCAATTAATTGTTTTTTCAAAAAAGAAGGAGTAATTGATTTTTTTGTTTTATCACGATTACTTTTCGTGCGTGATTTATTTGAAGATTGAATTTTAAATAATTCAGGATTAATTTGAATTGTTTTTTTTAAATTACTCATTATAATATAACTATTATAATGATTATTAATATTCTTATTTTACTCGTAAAATAATATATAGATAACATATTTAAATTATTTAAAAATAAAATTGATTTAATAATAACTAAATTAATGTCAATAACAATTGAAAAAAACATGGATAAATCTTTTACTGACGAAATCTTTGCATCTGAATATATCGAAACACCATGGGATGTTATCCAGTCCTATTTTAAAGGACAACATTTGGAAAGATTAGTTCGACATCAAATTGAATCTTATAATAATTTTATTGAATACCAAACAATGAAAACGATTGAAATGTTTAATGATGTAAATATTAAATCAGAACAAGATTATGATCCTACATCTGGAAAATATCGTTTGGAATTATTTATTACTTTTGATAACTTTCATTTATATCGTCCTCAAATCCACGAAAATAATGGTGCTACTAAATTAATGTTTCCTCAAGAAGTTCGTTCTCGTAATTTCACTTATGCTTCAGCGATGACAATTGATATCAATATAAAATTTGTTGTTAGAAATGGAAAAGATTTGGAAAATATACAAACATTTTATAAAACATTACCTAAAATTCATATTGGTAAAATGCCTATTATGCTTAAATCAAATATTTGTGTTTTGACACAATACAAACATATGGAAAATAAAAATATTGGTGAATGTAAATATGATACAGGAGGATATTTTATTATTAATGGTTCTGAAAAAACAGTGTTGGGACAAGAAAGAGCAGCAGAAAATAAAATTTATATCTATAATGTCAGTAAAAATAATACTAAATACACGTGGAGCGCAGAAATAAAATCTGTTCCCGATTTTAAATGTATCTCACCAAAACAACTCAATATTATGGTTTCTTCTAAAAATAATGGATTGGGATTTCCCATTGTTGTCCAATTACATCGTGTAAAACAACCTGTACCATTATTTGTATTATTTCGTGCTTTGGGTATAATATCTGATTTGGAAATTTGTCAATATATTATTCTCGATATAAATAATAAAGAATATAAAGAATTATTAGACGGATTATTGGCTTCTATTATAGATTCAAATACAATTTTAACTCAACAAGACGCATTAAAATATATTACAACTTATGTTATGTACACACCCATTAATATGGATAAAGAAACCGGAAGTAAAAAGAAAATGGAATTTACAAATGATATTTTGGCAAATGATTTATTTCCACATTGTAGTACTAAACAACAAAAAATATATTTTCTCGGTTATATGGCGAATAAATTATTACAAGCAAAATTTGAATGGATTAAACAAGATGATAGAGATTCTTATACTAATAAAAGAATTGATTTAACTGGATCATTATTAAATAATTTGTTTCGTAATTATTTCAATAAATTGGTGAAAGATATGGAGAAACAAATTATAAAAGAAATTAATAATGGTTCTTGGAAATCAACCGAACAATATATGAATATTATTAATATGACTAATATTTATAAAATTATTAAATCAACCACTATTGAAAATGGATTGAAAAAAGCATTATCCACCGGTGATTTTGGAATCAAACACACAAATAGTAATAAAGTTGGTGTTGCACAAGTATTAAATCGATTAACTTATGTAAGTAGTTTGAGTCATATGCGTCGTATCTCTACTCCAACTGATAAAAGAGGTAAATTGATTCCTCCTAGAAAATTACATAATACTTCTTGGGGATATTTATGTCCTGCTGAAACACCAGAAGGTCAATCTGTTGGTGTTGTTAAAAATTTATCTTATATGGCTCATATTACAATCGCTTCTAATTCTGAACCAATTTATAATAATGTAATGCCTTATATCACTGATATTGCTAATTGTAAACCAATCGATTTGTTCAAAAAAGTAAAAATCTTTATTAATGGTTGTTGGGTTGGTGTAGTAGAGAACCCTTTTGAAATATATCATTCTCTCAAAGAAAAAAAATATCAAGGACTTATTAATATTTATACATCCATTGTATTTGATTATAAAAATGCTGAAATTCGAATTTGTAATGATGCCGGAAGATTAACTCGACCTTTATTAAGAGTAGAAAACAATCATTTGGTTATTAAAAAATCGACAATTCAAAGTATTAAAAATGGCGATTTGACCTGGAATGATTTATTGACTAAATGTAAATTAACACAGTCAGTTATAGAATATATTGACCCAGATGAACAAGCACAAAGTTTAATTTCAATGAAACCAATCGATTTGGAAAAACAATGGATTCGACCAGAAAAAACAACAGAAATATATAAATATACTCATTGTGAAATCCATCCTAGCACTATATTTGGTGTATTGGCTTCTTGTATTCCTTTTCCAGACCACAATCAATCCCCAAGAAATACATATCAATGTGCACAAGCAAAACAAGCAATGGGTGTATATGTTACGAATTATGAAAATAGAATGGATAAAACATCATATGTATTAACTTATCCAGGAAGACCATTGGTAGATACTAGAATTATGGATATGATTCATATCAACGATATTCCTTCAGGGTTTACAGTAATTGTAGCTATTATGACACATACTGGATATAATCAAGAAGATTCACTTCTATTTAATAAAGGATCTATTGATAGAGGATTATTTCAAGCTACAATATATCACACTGAAAAAGATGAAGATAAACAAAAAGTAAACGGTGATGAAGAAATTAGATGTAAACCAGACGCCACAAAAACAAAAGGAATGAAGTTTGCAAATTATAATAAAGTAAATAGTAAAGGTGTTATACCAGAAAATACATTAGTAGAGAATAGAGATATCATTATAGCTAAAATAACTCCTATCAAAGAAAATAGAAATGATCCTTCTAAGGTTATAAAATATGAAGATAAAAGTCGTATTTATAGAACAGACGAAGAAATATATATTGATAAAAATTATATAGATAGAAATGGCGATGGATATAATTTTGCAAAGATTCGTGTTCGAGCATTAAGAAAACCTGTTATTGGTGATAAATTCTCTAGTCGTAGTGGACAAAAAGGTACAATTGGAAATATTATTCCTGAAGAAGATATGCCTTTTACTAAAGATGGTATTCGACCTGATATTATATTAAATCCTCACGCGATTCCTAGTAGAATGACAATTGGACAATTAAAAGAAACTATTTTGGCTAAAGTACTATTGAGTTTGGGATTGTATGGCGATGGAACTAGTTTTGGCGAATTAGCAGTGGATTCTATTTGTCAACAATTATTGAAAAATGGTTATGAAACAAATGGCAATGAATTATTGTATAATGGATTAACAGGAGAACAACACGAATGTAGTATATTTACAGGTCCAGTATTTTATCAAAGATTGAAACATATGGTATTGGATAAACAACACAGTCGTTCTATTGGTCCAATGGTAAATATGACAAGACAACCTGCTGAAGGAAGGTCAAGAGATGGTGGATTACGATTTGGAGAAATGGAACGCGATACTACTGTAGCTCACGGTGCTTCCCGATTTACTAAAGAAAGATTGTATGATGTATCAGATAAATATAGTGTATATGCATGTAAAAAATGCGGAATGATTGCCTCATACAATGATGCGAAACATATTCATCGTTGTAGAACTTGTAATAATCGAACTGATTTTGCCTATGTAGAGATTCCTTATGCTTGTAAATTATTATTTCAAGAATTGATTACAATGAATATTGCACCACGATTATTAACAGAGAATTAAATAAATAATATTGAATATATATTCAATATTATAATTAAAATTATATATTTTTTATTTAAGAAGCAGCAGCAGAAGCTGCAGCACGAGCCGCAGCGGATTTAGATGAAGCAGCACTTGCACCTAATGCGGAAGCAGCACTTGCCGCAGCAGATGCCGCCTTTGAAGCGGCCCTTGCTGCTGATCGTGAAGCAGACGCAGCCTTTGAAGCAGACTTACCATATCCTTTAGCACTTGCCGCGCTTGCAGACCTGGCAGCAGAAGCAGCAGCAGAAGCAGCAGATGCCGCCTTTGCCGCAGCTGATCTTGCCTTACTTGCTGCGGCTGACTTTGCCTTATTGGCAGATCGTGACATTGCACGGGATAGTTTTCGTGAATGTTTTCGTGAATGTCTTCGTGTGCGTCTGCGACCACCTAATAGTGAACCTAAACTTGTCATTATATATATACTAAATATTTTATTCTATAAATAGGGATTAATATTATTAATCACTCCATATTTTACATAAACTATGCCACCACATACCATCATTTTTTTTAACTTTATAAACTTTCCTAAATATTTCCGAACGAGATAATGGAACATTTACTCTATATTTATTCAAGGGATGAGGATTAAATATTAACTGATTATAAATTGCTTTTTTATAAATATATGATTTATTTGAAATCGAATAATAGGCAAAAAACTTTTGTAATGATGGAATTAATACTGGTGTATCCACTTTATTTTTCAAATAATAATCTCTTAAATATAATATAGTTATTGCTAAACCAGATATATCTGCCATATCTTCGCCAATTGAATTAGTTGCATCAAAATTATATCCATCTTTTTTTGCTGTCAAATTATACTGTGAAATAATGTCATTTGTTATTTTTAAATATATTTTTCTGTCATTTTTCGTAAATATATCTTCCATTTCTCCTTTATAATTAAATTTCGACCCATTCTCATCTAAAGAATGTGACATTTCGTGAGTTAACGTTGAACCAATATATGCCATATTATATTCGATTCCTACATCACTTAAATTAATAAATGGGTATTGAATATATGCCAGAGGAATATATACTTCATTTAATGAAGGAAGGTAAAATGAATTTACAATATAACATTGCTTTCCAGTAAGTTTAAAATCTCGCCAATCAATTGAACGACCCTCAAAATTATAATCAGATGGTTTTACATCATTTTTAAATAGTTTAATTAACTTATTGGTTTTCCATTTTGAAAATAATACTAAATTATGCCAACCATCTACATTACTATAATCTAATAGTGGGTCTTGAATAAAAAATTTTGTAACACCCACATTTAAAGTAATATTTTCTAATTTTAATAAAGCGTTATTTTTACCTATCGTCGATAACCATTTATTTTTGTGAATAATTGTTTTAAAAATAATTATTAAATCATTAAACAATTCTTTAACATAATTTATATAACTTGGATTATAATATTTCTCTATATATCTTCTTGATAAAAAATTATTAAACATAAAAGACATTCCTGATAAAGCAAATATTTTAATAGGAGTCTCTTTCGGTTGTCCTAAAAGTTCATTTTTATTAAATTTAAATAAAAATGATTTTATTTTAGGATGAAATCGTGCTATTTGTTTAAGGTATATATATAACCAAAAACTTTTCCATTTTTGACTCTTCCAATTATCTTTTAATAATTTACATACACAAGATAAATAATTTAAACTATCTACTACAAAAGTAGAAGGTACATTTTCATAACCTACACCTTTTGCAAATGCTTCCCAATCAAAATTATATTTATCTGCATCTTCTTTTTTAACTATATTATAATAATCAGAAGAATCATTTTTTATTTTATCACAACCCATCGCAATAATAATTTCTTTTTGAATATTAAATACATCCATTGGAACAATCATTTTACTATTGGAACCAAAAAATTCATCATTTAACTTTTGTAAAAATTCTAGATATTTATATACTATGTTTTTTGTATGTTTGTATTGTTTTTCTTTTTTTTGCGTTGGTGTTAATAGTTTTTGTCTATCAAAGAAAAAATATATTTCTACATCATATAATGGAAATGATGGAAATCCTATAATGTTGGTATATTTTTTATTATCTTTTAAATCTATATTTATAGACCAATTTATTGGACATAACCATCTTACTAATTCATTTTTATTAATATCTCCCATAAATCCCCATAAATCATCATTCTCAATAAAATGATTATATTTATTAAATAATAATTTTAAATGATGATGACAAATACTCATATTTTCAACTGTTAATGAATGAAATACCTTTTTGATACATTCATCTTCTTTATTTTTTGGATGTTTGATTGCTTCTTCAATTATATCTATTAATTGATTATTCACTTTATCTTGGGTTATTCTAAAATCATCTACTTGTACATAATACTTTTTCTCATCCGTAATTTCATCGTATCTATTTTTTGTTTTTTTATTAATATTATAATTAATATAATCATAAAAATCATTATTTGGACTATATTTTCTTATTGTAAAAGGTGTATTTATCATTTTTACAATTGATTTTTCTTCGCGTTTTAATGTTTTATTTGATAATTTTTTATTTACAATTGTTTCTTCTATTTTTTCATACGATTCTGGAAGTACTTTTTTACATTTTTCGTGTTCAAATTCTTTTATATTTACAAATTTCCTTATTTTTTTTGTTTTCATATTATATATTTATATGATATATTATAAAAGTTATAAATGAAAATAAAAATCCACCCCATAATGAATCGATCAAAACTAACCATTGATTCCAATTTGTAAAAATTGCTTTTGTTGTTGTTTCATAAACAGCATAAATACAAACACCTAATAAAAAAGCATCATATACAGGACGTTTATCTTTAATAATAAAATAATATAATGAAAAAGTCAACGTAAAATAACATAATAATCCATAAAATATATTAATTTGAAGTTCTGTTTTTTGAACCATTTTTACAGCATTTAACAATATATTTTTACATAAATAAAAATATATAAAATCGAGTACTATGAAAGTAATCATTATCGTTATTATTTTTGATAAAATGTTTTTATTAGTCATATAATTTAGGAAACTATTATTTCTAAAGATTATTAATAAAAGAATATAATATATGGCTGGATTAAGTGTTAATTTGAATGGTTCTACTAGACAACCCCCTTTATTAAAACCAACCGATCGTGGATTTTCTTTTTTAGGTAGAGGTCTAAAGGGAGCAGCACCTCAATGGAATCAAAACGATTTACATACATTTCTTGATGTAAAGCAACAACGTGTCCAAATTGTTGAAGCTTGGAATACTATTTATAGAGAACAACTTGTCAAAGCAAAATTAAATCGTGTAATTACACCATTTAGAGCAGTAAATAATGCTGGAGATATTTTAAGCAGAAAATATTATAGTTGTGGGGGTCCGTGTCAAACCTTTCAATACGTTGCCAATGTATATGGATTGAAACATAGATTCGGTGCAATACAAAGTATGTGTGATAAAACAGATGTTCCCGCAGCTAGTTGTAATGTAAAATATGTTTACGACAGCTCAGATTATAATACTTATTTGAAACAAAAAGCTATTGCTAAAAATTATAACGACCCGTCTAATGGAGGTGACAATAATAATGCTTCTCAAGTTGCTTGGAAAGCTATTAGACGATATTAAAAATATAATATAATAATATATGTCTAATAATTATGCTTCTTATTATACTCTAAGTCCTTCTATAAGTCAAGGGTATGTTTCTTCACAAATAGCAGGTCCTTTATCTACTTCTCAAACACCTGGATTAATACGTTATCATAGTTATGGTTCTCTACCTGGTTTACACCCCAATCCACCTAAATTTGGTCTTGCTGATTCTAGTAGTGAATTTTCTCAAGCAAGAATACAATATTCAAAATGCGATTCTTCTGTAAAACAACAAATGTTAGCAAGAGAAAAAGAAGTTGAAAAAAATAAACCTTATCGATTTTTCTCTTCTTCATCACAAAGACAATTACCAATAGGACCAAATCATATGAATTATATTTCACCTATACCTTCTTCAATGAGGACTACTATTTTAAAAAGAACTGCTGTAGGTAAAAGTTCATATAAACAAGGATTACCTAATGATGCTCTTTTAAGTTATAAATGTGCTAATCCAAATGATGTTGTATTAATACTTTCAAAAGTAAGAGCTCAAGGTTGTGTCACACCACCTAAATGTAATGCAATATATAGCAAAACTTGTAGAGTTGGTGGTGGAATATGTAATCGTGGTGCAATTGTAGGTCAAGGATATTAAGAAATTATAAGTCATATAATCTTATAAATATATATGATTCCTAGTCTAAAAAAATATATTACAGAATTTTTAGGAACATTATTATTAGCATTTGTTGTTTTATCAACAGGGAATTGGATGGCAATTGGTTCTGCTTTGGCTGTTGGATGTTATTTAGGAGGTCCTATTTCTGGTGCAGCTTATAATCCAGCAGTAGCATTATGTTATTTAGCCTTAAATAAAATAAATACAACTGAAATTGTTCCTTACATTGTATTTGAAATTTTAGGAGCAATGGTAGCATATTGTTTATATAAAATGACTCTTTCTTCAAGTCGATAGATATTAATCAGGTTTTCATTTAAAATATATTATAATTTCTAATTATAATATATGGTAAGTCATAAAAATCATAGACATAAACGAAAAAATACAAGAAAAATAAAAGGAGGAGCATCTTTTTTTGACCCCTTAACAAAATATATAAAATTAACAAGCAATACAAATCAAAAAATTGCTGATATGCAAAAAGATAAAAATACAATTAGTGACATTATGAATCAATTAACTAAAACATATAATAACGTTATTGCAAATGTTGAAAATTTAGAATCTCGTATTGAAGGATTAACCGAATTAAATAGTAAGTGTTCTGCTTTAAAACCAGAATCTACACCATCAACTAATAATAGTGGAATCTTTTCTTTCTTCGAACAAGAAGAAAAACCTGCACAAGAATCAGCACCCGTAATAGCACCAGAACCAGAACCAGCACCCGTAATAGCACCAGAACCCGTACTAGCACCAGCAGAAGAAAAACCAACTGATAATAGTGGAATCTTTTCTTTCTTCGAACAACAAGAAAAACCAACACAAACACAAACACAAACACAAACACAAACACAAACAGCAACACCAGAAAAATCAAAAGACGAAGGAATGTTATCTTCACTTTTCTCTGATAATAATAGTGATAATTATAAAAAAATTACTACCGATTTTGAAAAAATACAAAGTCAAGGAAATGAAATTTTAGAAAAAGAAAATGAAATATTAAAAAATATAAAAAATCCAAATACCTTTGGACAAACAGATAACACATTTATACAAACAGATAATGCCTTGGGTCAAACAGATAATGCCTTTGGTCAAACAGATAATGCCTTGGGTCAAACAGATAATCCCTTTGGTCAAACAGATAATCCCTTTGGTCAAACAGATAACGCTTTTGGACAGACAGATATTGATAGTCAAGAAGATAAAAATTATGAATTTCCAGAATCAAATGATACAGATTTAAGTAATTATGAAGAAGAAAAGAAAAAAGGTGGTAAGCGTAAATCAAGAAAGTATAAAAAATGCTCTAAAAAAATAACTCGTAAATATTATTAATAATACTATTTTTTTTTATGAAAATAAAATAATCTGTAAAAAATGTAAATTGCAAGAACTATCAATAATATAAAATATAGAGAAATAATTGGGTCTTTAATATCTGTTTTTTGAATATTTAAATTTGTAAAAAACTCGGTAGCTTTTTTAATAGGGTTCTTACGGTCTGGGAAATCATTAGGATTTATTGCTTGAACATCTTTAGAGGCGACATAATGTGTCTGTACTGATGATTTATTATGACTATCAATTACTTGTAAATCCACTTCTATACAAGGTGGATGTGGTGGGTCAACAAGAGCACCGAAAAATCCACCTATTTCTATGGGTACTTTAAATATATCTTCTAAAATACCTGGCATTAATCCTGTTACTACACCGGGTTTCGTTGGTGTGTCTGGATTAATAAAAGGAAGATTCCCCGTAGGAATATTATTTATATAAATATATCGATCCACTAAATCTGAACTATTACAGGATTTAGAATTACCCCATGGATTATCTTTGGTTGTTTTACAACATTGACCTCCTGTATTTAAAAAATACTTGTTACCTAGAGGTCCGGACGTTGTTGAAGCTTTACTATCGGATAAATACATTAATTCACCATATTCAAGTAAACCTATTATATCTTTATAAAAAGCAGTAAAATTTCCATCTGGTGTAATTCCCAAAGATTGTGGCGGTTTTATAAAATTCCAATATGGATATGTATCTCCAAATTGAACATCACCTATTCCCATATAATTAACATAGCAAATAATATTATTTTATTAAATCTATAGATGCATTTGCGGCATTCGTATCAATCGTATCACCCGAATCATCCGGATTAACATTTGGTGGTATATTTTGTTGAGCCATTGCATTTAATTGATCTTGAATATTTTGAACTTGATAAGACAAGTCGGTTAATATATCTTTAATGTCTTTACATTCATCTATCTCTTCTTTTAATATCTGTATATTTGCTGCATTTTTTTCTGCCAATACTGCTGTAGAATCACTATATTGTTGATAACTATCATTGTTATCTAATCCTTCTCTACTTAGAGAAATATATATATCATAAATGATTAATAGAGAAAAAAATATTATTAAAATTTTGATTAACATTATTATATAATATATATATAATAATGTCTACTAATTTTTTCGGATTAGGAATGGAAAGTTATGGTAATACACAAACAGCACCTTCTACAAATGAAGGAACGATTACAAAAGGATTTGGTTCATATGCTTATCCGATTGCGATTGCTTCAGGAAATGTTCGCCCATTAACAAATAAAGATCCAAGAAATAATGCTCCACAAAAATTTGGATTACCTCGACCTTTAAAATGGAATTATAGATATGGAACCACCTTTTCTAAAAATATTTCTAATCTACCACCAAATAGTCCATATTTATATGACAATACAAACATTGTTTCTAATTCTTCCAAAGTTCATTTAGTCAGTTTAACAATTGACAAACCAGGAAGATATAGTGTAAAACAAAATCCTAAAGATGAAAAAAGTGCAATAAATCAAATTGATAAAGATTGTGAAAACTGTCGTGGTGTTGGGCTAATCGCTAGTTATGCCCCAAATAGATTTTTAACTAATAATCCAGAACCATCTGTTACTAATCCAACATTATGTTGTAATCAAGAACAAAAAGCATTACAAGAAGTCATTTATGCAAACACAAATTTAAAACCAAATTATTATAATTCACATTATCAATATCTTCAAAATAGATGTCAAACATATCAACAAAAATCATTTAATTTTACAGCAATAAACAATAATAATTTAGCCAAACCTGGAAGTCCACTTGCTTTATCAAATACTTATATTGCAAATTGTTTTCCAAATATTGACCAAATAACATATTCTCAAGTCAATGTTGTTTATAAAGCATTCTTATTATTAAAATCACGTAATTTATTAACAAATAATGATATTGAACATTTTAATCAAGGAACCATCGATACTATTTCAAAAATGTATGAATTTATCTCTACTATTGAAGGAAATAAAGTAGAAGCTTATGAAGTATACAATAACTTGGTAAATAATCCTTATGTTGGTGTTCCTATCAATGGACCTTCTAATCCAAGAGCGTGTAAATTAGTCGTTTATAAACCAAGTAATTATCAATTCGCTTGTGAAGGAGGTGTTAGTGCTAGTACAAGATTACTTAAATTAACAGTAGATACATTAAGTAAAAATATTACAAACACTAGAAATTTAAGCGGAGCCAATCCAGGAGGACAACCTTATAATCCATTTATTTATAAAAATAAATATACTCAATGTAGAAATTCAAATACATTTTATATGCGCCCATTTGGTGGCTCTCAACGATTATGTAGATATGCCGATTCTGTAGAATTTGTTAGAACAAGAGCATTAAGTCAATATGGAAATATTGGAGGAAATGTTCAAGGAACTTTTGTCGCTGAGGTGGGTATGAGTGGTGCAACTATTTAAATCATATCATTTATAAAAATATTATGTTTTTCATTTATTTTATTATAATTTATCTTGTATTTTTCACACCATAATATACATTTTTGAATATTATTTTTATTTATATTCTCTACTTTCTCTGAATTATATTTATTTGTTAATAATGAAATCAATAAATCTAAATATTCTATTTTTTGATTACCTATTCCAATATTCGAATCTTCTATTTTATTTAAAAAATAATAAGGAATATCATTTGATATAATAGAGAAATTTTTGTGATTTAATTCTTTCTTATTAATGATCAAGTTTAAATAAAGACTATTAAAATATGTATAATAATTACTTCTTTCCGAATGGTCTAACCTGAAATTTTTACAAATCAAAAATCGTTCGTTATTAAATACATTCGAAGTATTTGGTTTAAAAATATATACTTTTTCATACAAACAAGAAATAATATATATTATATCAATAATCGGTTTATAAATAATATCTCCTATTTTGACAATACAATTTCCATTATAAGATTGATGTAAAATTATTTTACATAAAGTAGAGAAAAATTTAAATATATATGATTCAAAATCTTCATAATCTATATCAAAACATAACATATCAATCATTTCTTTTGATAAATTTTTCTCTACTATATAAGAAATATTATTTGATTTATTGTAAAACATAAACGCATCATATATTTCAACATTCAAACAATACAATACTATTTCATATTTTGTATAAATGTCGAAAAAATTTGCTATTTTTAGTATTTCTATATAATTAAAAAATTGTTCTGAATATAAATTATTCATATTTAAAAAATCCTTTTGACATAAATAACCATATGGATTTATTTGTTTTTTTAACTCACCTATATCACACACTTTATGAGTCGATATTTCATATTCTAATGATTGAATATAATGTTGAATACTATTTGATATATATGCTTCATCTATCATTACCATCAATGAATGTGAAAAAATTATATTATTTGTTGGTTTTAATAATTTATTTTTGAATAATAAAGAATCACTTTTCTTTGGGAGTATATAATAACTCATAATATTTATTATATACAAACTTTTAAATGATAATGATTTCAATAAGCGTTATTCTTTTTATTTTTCTTTGTTTTCGTTTTTTTTATGTTACCACCTTTTGCTTCCTCTAATAACTTTGCTTTTGTTTTTCTTGTTTTCTTAGGTTTGATTTCTTCTCCTTCTTCTAATACCAATTTTGCCCTTGGCTTTCTTGGTTTTTTTATTTTCTCTTCTTTTTCCACAACTGGTTCTTTTTCAATAATGACTTCTTTTTCCACAACAATGGGTTCTTCAACGATAACAACATCTTCTTCTAATACCAATTTTGCCCTTGGCTTTCTTGGTTTTTTTATTTTCTCTTCTTTTGCCTCTTTTCCTTCTTCTAATACCAATTTTGCTCTTGGCTTTCTTGGTTTTTTTATTTTCTCTTCTTTTTCGACAATAATGGGTTCTTCGATAACAACTTCTTTTTCCACAACAATGGGTTCTTCAACGATAACAACATCTTTTTCGACAATAATGGGTTCTTCGATAACAACTTCTTTTTCCACAACAATGGGTTCTTCAACGATAACAACATCTTCTAATACCAATTTTGCCCTTGGCTTTCTTGGTTTTTTTATTTTCTCTTCTTTTGCTGGTTCAACAAGTTCTTTTTCGACAATAATTTCTTTTTCAACTTCAGCATTTTCTAATATTATTTTTTCTTTAAATTTTCTAAGTATTTTCGAATGACTGATTTCTTTTTTTTCTATTTTTTCTTCTACGAATTCTATTTTTTCTTCTTTATGTTTTTTCATTTCCACTTCTTCATCAAATGGAATATGTCTATAATCTACATTTCTTATTTTTTCGTAAATAAAATATCTATTTAAGAATGATATATTTTTTTCATTTGGTGTCATATTTATTGATTCACCATAAGATTTATTCATTGGGTCTTTTGACAAAATAGTTCTCATTTTATTAAATAATAATTCAAATGATCCAGAAGCATCTGGAAGTTCAATTTGTCTCAACTTTTTTGAATCTATTAATTGAAAACCATATATATTCATCAATCTATCAAAATAATCAAAATTCACCAAATATTCATCAAAACTTTTATTAATTGATTCTTGGAAAACAGAAATAGTATATCCCAAACAACTTTCATTATTTTCCATTTCTGTTTCACTGTATTTTTTTATGATTTCTAATATTTTTTGTTTACCATCATTACTATAATAGGTAATTTTTTCTCTACCTTGAAGTAATCGAAATAAATTTCTTCCGTCATAACAAGTACCAATAAAATATCCATTTATTTTAGTACATTGAGAAACATTCTTTATAAAATTATTACAAGTAGAGACATTTTTAAAGAAGTAATGTAACGCAAATTGACAAGAAGATATATTAAATCCGTGTTTTCCTATTCCATAATGTTCTTTTACATATTTTCCTATTTTATCTGCTTGTTCTTCACTACAATCTTGAAATATACTTTTAGAAACAATAATTCCTGTTTCTGAATATAATTTTCCTGTTTCTGAATGAAACGCTTTACCATCTTTAATATTTTTACTACTATCACCTTGAACAAACAATGCGTCGGGAATTTTTTTATTCGTATATTTAGCTGATAAATATCTCGAACAAGCACCATCCAATCTATTTTCTATATTGTCTTTTGATATATCCATTCCAAAAACAAATCGTAATTCAGCCTCTATCCATTTAGATAAATCACCTGCTTTTCCACATGCATAATCTATTAATATGTTTCCTTTTTGAGAAACACTTTTGATTAATATTTTTTTGACAAATAAATTGTGAAAATCTCTTAATGCGCGTGTATACGTAGAAGTAGTAATACGATTATAATAAATATCTTGATTTTCTTCTAAAATAGGAATACTTCTACCTTTAATCATATCTTCATCTATTTTATTTTGTATTGATCGCCAATTACTATTTGCTACATGAAATGAATTACCATATTCTTTTTCACCTTTTTTATATCGTGCTGTCTTATCATATCGAACTCGTAATGGTTTCCATTTCCATTTATTTTCTTGTGTATTATCATATCGAAATTCTACAATCATATTATCAGCAAAAATCTCATTTTCTTCTGTTATCATATCACCATTTAGATTTAACATTATATTACAAATGCCTGCGTCAGCGTCAGATGGATGTATAGGATTAAATAATATTGGTTTATAATCACTATAATTTCCATCATCTTTTTCTTTCTCTACATTATTAAATTCACCTTTATATATAATTGAACAAGGATCACTATATCCTCCAGAACTGTGTATTTTATCATATCCAACATACAATCCCAATGTTTTATATTGAGGTAATTGATTGATACAATGTGTTGTATTTAATCCTTCTTGAAAAATACTAGTTGTTAAATCAGTATTATGACCATTTTTCTTAGTTATAACTAGAAAATCAATGGTATTAAATTCGGGTGGTTTCCATTTAAACGAATGATCCCAAGTAATCTTTTGTTTTTTTCCAACTTTTAATGTTGGTGAACCTCCCACCCCAAATTCTTTTGGGGTAAATATTAAGCCATCTGTAACATAACGTTTTGTTGGAATCACTTTATCCAATAAATATATACAAGCAGTAAATATTTTTTCTTCTTCAGGTATCGTTGTTGGGTCTAATTGAATATCATAATCATAAAAATCTTTATAAGAAACCATAAATGGATTTTTCATTTGACCCGTTACAAATATATAATTCAAATCCTTATTTATAACATCAACTATATTCGTTAATAAATCTAATCTACATTCTCTTTCTGCTTTAAATGGAAGATTTCTGACATCCTCTCCATTTAAATAATAAATATCAAACCCAGCAAATAAATTTATTGATTTTGATAATTTATCTTTAGTTATATATTCGCCATCTAATAATGTATTATTATACTTTTTATTTAAAATATATCTTCCAGTAAATATAAAATTTAAATTTGTATTTATTAAAAACATATATCCATTATCATTTATAAATAATAACGTTCTTTGTCCGTCTGCTTTATCTGTTACTATATATTGATTTCTTATATTAGGAATTCTATTATTTTCTTCAGTAAGAGGAACAATATTCTCTACTTGAAGAGTTATTGATGAAGGACCTATAAATTGATTAGAATATACCATATTTTGTTTTTGTGCAATTTCTTTTCCAAAAATCATTTCCAAATAATTCTTCGAAACATATGAAAGCTGTGTAAAAGAAACTGGATAATTGGTTAATTGTAATCCCATCAAGACATATTTAATTACTTTTTTAATTTTCATAGATAATTCATCTACAGTTGTAGATTCTTTTATTTTCGAATTATCAATTTCCAATTCTATTTCATATTTTTCGTGTTTTTTAAATAATTGAGATTCATTAAGAGTATATGATTTATATTTTGGGTTTGATGATTTAATAATACTAATATCTACTTTAATAGGATAATCTGGATGAGTTAGTGTAACTCTATTAATATATCTAAAAAATTTTTTTTTATTATCCCATTGACTTAAAATAGTTCTTACTTGTTCTGAGGTAGTAGAGAATATTTGTTCTGTTGAATAAACATATTTTAAATTATAATCGGGATTTTCTACTGGTTGAATAATAATAGGTTCTGTACCTTCTTTTATTATAGTAGCGGGTTTCTTTTTTTGAAATTCGACTGAATGTGGAAAATCATTTATTAATTTATCCATATTTTCATTGATACAATAATGCTGTATGGCATTAATACCATCTATTTCTGCTCTCAAATTTTCAATATAAATTCTCATTAAATCAACACCTTGTGGATTCTCTGTTTTAAATTTAAAAGATAATAATTTTTGTATTACATTATCATAATCTACTTTTGTATATCTTTGACCAATTGTATATTTTCTATATCTACCTTGTTGGACTTCTCTTTCTCCAGAAAATCGTACCTCTAATTCAGAAGCCCTTGAGGTATATGGTTTTGAATCTAAATAATATTGTAATAATTTTTCCAAATTTAAATTTATAGTATTTGGACTTGAGTTCATTTGATTAATATAAAGTTATATAATATATTTATATCAAATCAATTTTATAAAATATTACAAGTCTTCATTAAAAAAGATTTTTCTATATTGTTCAATAAATTTATCTTTATAAATCTTTTTTTTTAAATGGCTTCCAGAAATTTTATCTTGAAGCATAAATATTATAAAAAATAAACTATACACACCACATTCTGTATTTCCAAATTGATGTTCTATTGGATGATTTTGGTCGAAATGAAATTGAATCGGAGGATGTAATTGTTTTCCTTGTTCTGTAATTTTCTCTACTAGTTTCATTATCTGTTTCGGAATTTTATCTCCAGCACTATCAAAATAATATATATCTGCTTTTTTTATATTAATAAATAGTGAAACCCAATGACTTCCACTTTTATAATGAGGATCCAAATTAAATATAATTCCTATTTTATTTATATTCTTCTTTATTTCATTTTTTAAACTAAATTCACATAATTCTTCCCAAACACATTGACCATTTATGTTATGTGTATCATAATCAATCGGTGATGGACCAATAAAATTAAAACATTTATAGGCATCTTCGTATTGTTTCATTACATTCATTATATCTACACTACTCAACCATTCATTGGGATTGAGTTTCCATTCATCTGGTGATTTCGGAGCATACATATCATCCAACACTTTTTTCATTTCACCACTTGTAAAATGTTGTTTTAACCAACAAGTCTCTTTATTACAAGTATTTCCCAAAAATTGTTTCAACAAATTCCATATATCTTCCGGCGACTTTGAATGTATCATTACATCTGGATGTCGAACATTCCACATTTCTCTTAATTTTAATAATACATCATCCGGTAAACACGTATACCTCTTATTATTTCTTTGTTTTGAAATTGGACTACATTGAAGCTGAACCAAATTATTATATTTTTGTTGAAGATTTAATTGTTTTGATTTTAATATACGTTTATATTTATTTCCTCCTTTTTTTGTCTGATGGTGTTTTATTTTTCTTAGAGAAATGTTGATTCTACGTCTTTTTGTATTCATGTAATTTCAATATATTATAAATTATTATAATATATAGATTATGTATATCAATTCAAATAAGTTATTCCTTTTGTTTTGTATTGATTATGAGACAAATTTATTTCTTTTTGAATCGGCAATTTAACTGTTTTTTCTTCTTGTGTTTTTTTTATTTTTACAAAATTATCTAAATTAGGAACATTGTTTTTCGGTAATAAAAATGATTTTATTATTTCTTCATCATTTATTTTCTCTACTTTTTCTTCCTCTTCTTCTTCTAATTCCATTTCTTCTAATAATTGTAATCCTATATAATCTTCTTGAAATAAATCTGTTTCATCTAATAATTTAAAATATTCAATCGTTTCTCTTATATAATTCTCAAATGCTCTATTAATATTATTTGGATATGATTCTTTTTTATTATCCATTAAATTTCTAGTTAAATTATTAATTCTCTTTTTATAAAATTTTTTATCTTTTTTATAACAATCATCAATCCTTTCTTTTTTTAAATTTATTAATCTTTCATATGTTTTTTTATTAATAAGATAATCGATTGTAATTTCAGTTAATATTCTATTTTCATATTCATTTTCATTATTCTCTACTCTTTGATTATTTACTTCTTCAATCATATAAATGATGAATATATTAATATCAATTATTACACTTTGAATAATTTGTATTTGATAAATTTTTAATAGCCACTCTTGTACTATTATTAAACGGACACTGAGCAAGATTCGATGGATTTGGATTAAATTTATTAAATATTTCTTTATGAAATAATCCTTCAAATTCTTGTTTTACATTACTATTCGTATTAAAAGATAAATTATATAAATCACTATTACTATTTGGTACATATACATCATCATTACATTTATTTAATGGATAGATTTGATTTCTTAATTGAGATTCTATATTTACATTACTTGCAAATCCTGACCACGGTGAAATTGTATTTCCGGGATTAAATATTTTTTCTGGTGAATAAGTAGGTAGCGTTGTCATTGGAACACTAATTGATACTCTTGGATCTACAATAGGAAGTATTGAATATTTCGTCATCACAGGTCTTATATTCAAATATGCTTGTAAAGGCTGAGATGGAATATTTCTATTATATATTCTATGATTTGTTTGACTCTGTACTTGAGAATTTGGAAGACAATTTGATATTTTATAATAATCATTTGCAATCATTTGAGGATCTATTGATGACATATATATAGTATATATAATTTAAAAATACTTATTTATAAACTATAATTATAATGTGTGGTATTTTTTCTCTATTAAATAATAGTTTTTTAAATGATAAATTGGTTTCTAAGTCCTTCAATAAAGGAAAAAATAGAGGACCTGAATTTTCGGTTCTAAAAAAAATAAATATTTTATGTGAATTTGGATTTCATCGATTAGCTATTAATGGATTAAATGAAATTTCTAACCAACCTATTACAATTAACGATGTTACTTTGATTTGTAATGGAGAAATTTATAATTATAAAGAACTGTATCAATTCATAAATGTAGAGAAAACAACCGATTCGGATTGTGAAATTATTATTCATTTATATTTGTTGTATGGAATTGAATATACACTTCAATTGCTAGATGGTGTATTTTCATTTATTCTGTGTGATGCAAGAATCACTGAAAATTTTGATGATACTAAATTATTTGTTTGTAGAGACCCATATGGTGTCAGACCATTATATCATTTAAAACCAGTTATCGATAAAATAAATATTCATTGTTTTGCCTCAGAAGTAAAAATGTTAATTGATTTACATACCCAAATAAAAGATACACACGAAATTGTTCATTTTCAACCCGGAACATATAGTCTTTTTCTTTTACCTTTTCGTGTTTCACCTGTTTGGGAAACAACCATTTCAAATAAAGTATATCACACACTTGGCTTTACTTCTTGTATAACAAGCATCCATCTCTCAGAAAAAGAAATAATGTTTACTATTAAAAAATTATTAACCGCTTCTGTAAAAAAAAGAGTATTGAATACAGATAGACCTATCGCTTGTCTTTTATCTGGCGGATTGGATAGTAGTTTAATTACTGCTTTAGTAAATAGTTTTTCTCCAAATGTAGAGACATATAGCATTGGATTAGAAGGTTCTGAAGATTTAAAATATGCAAAAATTGTTGCAACTTATTTGGGAACAAAACATACCGAAGTTGTGTTGACAGAACAAGACTTTATTGAAGCAATTCCAGAAGTAATTCAAACCATTGAAAGTTATGATACAACTACGGTGAGAGCTTCTATTGGTAATTATTTACTTGCTAAATATATCTCTACTCATTCAGAAGCAAAGGTTATATTTAATGGTGATGGGTCTGATGAAGTATGTGGTGGATATATTTATATGGATTATGCGCCTAATGAATTAGAGTTTGATAGAGAAACAAAAAGATTATTGACCGATATTCATAAATTCGATGTATTGCGTTCTGATAAATCTATTTCAAGTAATGGGTTGGAACCCAGAACACCTTTTCTGGATAGAACATTTGTTCAGTTTTATCAAAGTATTCATCCTTCTATTCGACATCATAAAAAATCAAAACAATGTGAAAAATATTTATTAAGAAAAGCATTTAATGACAGTCAATTATTACCAGAAGAAGTTTTGTGGAGAAAAAAAGAAGCATTTAGTGATGGTGTAAGTAAACATACACGTTCGCTATTTGTTATTATACAAGAATATGTAAATAAATTAGATTCGATTCCTTCTTCTATTTATACATTTAACAAACCTGATACTCAAGAAAAAAAATATTATCGTCATTTATATGAATCTTTTTATCCAAATACAGAAGAATTAATTCCTTATTTTTGGATGCCTAAATGGGTTAATGCTACGGACGCAAGTGCTCGAACTTTAGATAATTATACCAACTAATAATATGAAATTATTTTTTGAATATAATCCTAACCAACAAGTAACACTTAGCAAAAATGGATTATGGTCATATCAAGTTTATGAAACAAATGTTTTCTATGATGAAAAAATGTCTCTACTCGCTGGAACAAGAGTAGAGACAAAATTAATAAAAGATCCAAAAGAAAAAATAGCAATTAGACAAAACATTTTTTATTTGAATGAAGGAACCATTTGTCTAGCAAGTAGCCAATTAAATTCACCAGAAATAAAAATGTTTGAATATACTATTCTTTATGGAACAAATAAATTCTTAGGAGCAAAAGGGGTTGGATATGCTTCCAATTTACCTCACTCTACAAATGTGGTAATTGATATACAATTTGAAAATAATTATGTAAATTGGATAATGATTGTATTCTTTTTATTCATAATTTTCTGTTTATTATTTATAAAATTTAAAAAATATAAATGATTAAAAATCAATATAATATGAATTATATTGATTTGAATATATTTTTAGACAAACTAAATCGCAATAAAATTATCGAACTTACTATTGAAAAAATAATAGCTAAAGAAATAGATTATATTTTAGTATATGCCATCCATTATCACGGATCTAAAAATAAAGATGATTATTTAATAAAAACAGAACAAATATTTTGTATTCATAACCTGAATTACATTACAATTTCTCCACTTACTAAATTGATAAATTTAGAAAGATTAAAAATAACAAATATTCCTATTTTATATGAATTACCTTCTTTTACAGATTGTATACATTTGAAAACATTAATATGTTCCAATAATAATTTATCAAAAATGCCTAGAAAAATTCCAAACTCATTAACGTATGTTAATTGTAGCAATAATAAATTAACTGAATTACCTATTATACACTATGGACTATATATTTATTGTAATTATAATAATTTATATTCATTACCATTATTTCCAAATAAATATATAATTTATTTTGATAATAATCCAGTAAAAAAATTATATACCTCAAATCATCCAGAACATATGAAAACAACCAATCGTATTTTATATAAACTAAAATATAATTATTATTTTATTAAATATTCAAAAAAAATATTTCGTTATTTTTTAAGAAAAAGAATGAATCGAATTAAAAATGAATTATTAATTATATCAGCAAGAATTACAATGAATCCTAGAAGAATAGAGAGAATATTAAATTTATATGAAATTTGCGGATATGATTTTGATGATATATAATATGATTATACCCAAAAAAGAACCATTTCTATTTCTATATTGGAGTACAATACAGTTTTTTTCATATTTATTCTACTTTTTGTCTGCGTTATACGTAGTTGGATTTATACAGGATAATTTCGCTCATATTTATTTATCAAGAATTGATAATGTTGCAAAGGTAATTGTTTCACTATTTTTAATGTGGAAATTTAATTTGTTTAGAACAAACTTATATTTTAGTCAATTGGACCGTTCCATTGTATTTCAATGCGCATTATTTTTATTTTTAACTACCTCTTTCAACGAAATAATAATTAATAATTTAATCGATGTGAAAAATAAAGTAATTAATAAAAATGAAATGACCGACTTTACTAAAAGATTAGATGAAACAATTTTGAATGTAATATGAAATAACTTAGTTAAATTTAAAGATAAAACAATATTATATGTTATGTCTTTTAGTATTTCAAAATTAAATGGACATTTAAATTTCAAAGATTTTGGTGGATATGAAACACGAAATATTTCAACATTTTGGTGCATTCAAAAAGCGAATGAAAAATATAATTGGAATGATTTTGATGAAATTATAATACACACAGAAGACATTGAAAATAATAATAATAATTATTCTTATTCCAAAAATAATAATTATAATAAATTAATACCAGATTTTAATTTTCATTCTTGGCCACAAGCGGGTATAAATGATTATGAAATATTTGTTAAAGAAATAGACAATGCTGGATTAAATAATTATGAAATAAATAAAGTTGGTTGGATAGGAAATAAAAATACAAATTATATGAGAAATAAATTACTAGAAATAGGTAATAATAATAACAATTTATTTGATATTTTTCATATGGAATGGATACATAGTGGAAATACATTTTTAAATAGTACTAAATACATATACACGCCCGAATTAGTAAAAAAATATTCTATTTTAATTGATATTGAAGGCAACGGTTATTCGGGAAGACTTAAACATTTACTTTGGTCACACCGACCTTTATTACTTGTAGATAGACCACATAAAGAATATTTCTTTGAATATTTAAAAGAATGGGAACATTATATTCCTGTAAAAAGAGACTTGTCTGATTTAATTGAAAAAACAAAATGGTGTTTAGATAATTATAATAAAGCATTACAAATTGCTGAAAATGCTATTGAATTTAGTAAAACGCATTTAACACGTGATGCATGTTATGAAAAATGGAATAATATAATTACAAATCATAAATCATAAATATTACTATACTTTCTCTATTCATTTATTTACAATTATAGAGAAATCTTTACATAATATATAATTCTCAATACCGTTATTTACCCATTCAGTTTATCCATAACCTTTAATAATACTTCTTCTTGATAAGATAACTTTTGAAAAATAATACATTCTTCCATTTTAATTTCGTATGTTTTTCCGTAAAAATTCTTATATATTACAATGACACCTTCATCATTTATTTTAAAATCACAAAAAATTGCTCCTTTTGTTAAAAAAATATTTTCTGGGTTTGTAATATTTATCCATCGAATAAATCCACCATATTTAAATTCATCCATTTGATCCACATATCGATATTTTTTTAATTTTTTCATCATTTCCATTTTCTCTACTCTTGTCAATTGTAATTCATTTAAGATATTATTTTTCATTTTATGAATTGTCACAGTTGTCAAATTTAAAATATGTTTATTTTTATCATTTTCAGCTGCCTTTACTATTTCTTCCAAATCCATATAATAATTATTTGTAATAATTATTATATTCTTATTAAAATACACTTCCAAATGAACTACCGAATGAGCCACCCATTACTTCATTTGCCGCCATAGGAGCGAATTGTTCTTGACCAGTTGTATTTGAATTATCTTGGGTAAATTGCTGTACAGGTTGGCTTTGTTGTTGTTGTTGTTGTGTAAATCCTTCTTGGAGAACAGGTAATTGATTAATAGGTGTTGTATTTCCAGAATATAATGAATTTGTTATTGGTTGTTGCGTAATCATTTGTTGTTGCATTTGGGGTTGTTGTGGTTGAGGATTAGATTTATTTTTCTTCTTTTGTTTTTTTTCGTTTCCATTCCATGCATTATTTATTCGTTCAAATATAATATGCGTTCCATCTTGAAATTGAGGATTAAAAGATATAATTGCTAGTATAATAGGTGTTACTAAAGGAAATAATAATAATTCGTGAGTAGTAGTTGTTCCATATAAAGATTTACCAAAAAATAAGTGAAAGTAACAAATAATTCTATCAATAAAATAAACAGAATAAAAGATAATGTATAAATATAATAATAAAGTAAATATGATTTCAATAGATGAATTTGTATCGTCTATTTTAGGAAAAGATATATCGACAACATAAACTAATATTGAGTGAAATATAAATCCTAAAGTTATATATTGCCCCAAATTGATTAATTCTTGTTTTCGTTGCTCGTTAAAATCAAAAACATAACTAAAAAATCCTTTTAGTTTTGAAGTTTTATTAGTATTTGATTCCGAATCGTAATTATCCATATAATATTAAAGAGATAAATAATGAAATATATTATGTATTATATGTCGAATAATTAAATAAAGATTATTATTATTATTTATAATGATTCAAAATAAGTTTGAAAAAGAAGAAGAACAATATTATCAATTAATTAAAGATATTTTACATAATGGAACTTTGGAACAAGGTAGAAATGGAAATACTATCTCTATTTTTGGTTCATCAATGCTTTTTTCTCTACAAGATAATAAAATACCTTTGCTTACTAGTAAACAATTGGCTTGGAAAACTTGTTTAAAAGAATTATTATGGTTTATTAGTGGTTCTACAGATAATTCTATTTTACAAGAACAAAATGTTCATATCTGGGATGGTGATGCAAAAAAAGCATCAGAATTTAATTATATAGATGGCGATTTAGGGCCTATTTATGGACATCAATGGAGACATTTTAATGCTGATTATATCGATTGTAAAACAGATTATACAAATAAAGGCATTGATCAATTACAAAATATAATTACTCAATTAAAAAATCCTTCTCTATCTAGAAGAATTATTTTGTCTTCTTGGAATCCTCAACAAATAGACCAAATGGTATTACCACCTTGTCATGTATTTGCTCAATTTAATGTGTCTTCTAATAAAGAATTATCTTGTTGCTTGTATCAGAGAAGCGGTGATGTAGGATTAGGAGTTCCATTTAATATTGCTTCTTATAGTTTTTTAACTCATTTGTTAGCTAAACATTGTGGATTAATCGCAAAAGATTTTATTTATATCATAGGAAATGCTCATATTTATGAAGAACATATCGAACCTCTTAAAAAACAAGTAGTGAACCCATTATATGATTTTCCTACACTTGAAATAAAAAATATACACGAAAATATTGAAGATTACAAGATAAATGATTTTGTAATCAACAATTATGTATTTAATGAAAAAATAAAAATGAATGTAATTATATAATGATTTAAAAAAATATGTAATATAATAAATATTATGAGTGGTAATAGAGCAAATTCAGCAGCTATCCAAAGAAGAACAAGTAGTAATAGTCCTCCACCTACATCAAAACTCCAAACAAAGCCAAATTATAATCAACCACAACCTCCTCCTCAATATACACAACAACAATATGCACAACAACAACAACAACAACAATATACACCACCACAACCAAATCCCAAGCTTTCATTTTCAGACGCAATTGCTTTGATTACAATTCGACTGGGAAGAGTAGAAACATTTATTAATAACTTGCCACCATTGGATCAACTCGAACAATATTCTTCTACATCTCAACCAGAAAATAATGAAAATATGAAGATTGTAGATGAAGCTGTTTTTAAGAATATTGTTTTACGATTGGATAAGTTAGAACAAATTAAAACTACACCAATTCAAACATCAACTCAAACACAAGTAACAACACCTATTGTTACTAATGATGAATTACAAAGTTTTAAAGAAGAGAATTCTTCTTTGAAAGAAGATATTCTTCTCTTGAAGGATGAAATGAATGAATTGAAGAATATTATTTTGCAACTACAAAATTACACACTAACAACAAATCAAAAGTTGTGTGATATCATTTTTTCAAACGATAACGAAGAAAAAAATATTTCTGACGAATTGTCTAAAATGTTATCTAATCCAGATAATGAAAATGATTCTGGATTGGAAGAATATCTTTCCGCTTCTTTGAATAATATTATTATTAGTGAGAATAGTGTTAATAATGATGATACACCTATTGAAGATATCGAAACACAAAATTTGAATATTAATATATAAAGAAAAATACATTATAATAAATATGTCGGAAGAACCAATTGTATTAAATAATATTCAAAAATATTTATTTTTTGATGAATATTTTAATGAAATAAAAAAAGATATTAAAAATATTGATTTTTCTTTATTTTTAAATAGTTTTTGTCGCATTGACCAAAATAATCATATGATTGTTGACTATCGTTATTTTAAACTCATTGCTTTTTCTGATAATTATGAATTATTCAAATTATTTATGGTTGATAAAATAAATAAATTGTCTGGTGTTACAGATAATATTGTTCTTCATGTAAATTTAGAATCAATATCATTAATTGATATCGAAAAACATTCCAATTTTTTGTTTCATTTAGCTACTTTTATGTCTGAAACCTTTCCAGATAAATTAGAAAAAGGTTATATTTATAATTCGGGATTTTTAGTTCATAGTATCTATAATATGTTGATTATGGTTTTGAATAAAGAAACAAGAAATAAAATTATGTTTGTTAAATAAATAATATATTTATAAATAATTTAAGTTTTCATTTCTATGAATAATAGAAATGAAAATCAGTGTTGTTGGAGAAAATAAAAAAATATTCATACATATTTTTCAAATGATTAAAATGAACACTAATTTAGTTCATTTGAAATTCTATGACACTTATCTACATATTCAAGGAATGGATAATTGTCACGTTAGTTTACACGATATCACTTTAGTTGATAAATGGTTTGATTTATATGAAAAAACAAATAATGATGAAGTATGTATCGACGCAAATATTTTTTCTCAAATTTTATCTTTTGGATTAAATGATACTGAAAAAATATGTATTCTTTTTGCAGAAGATAATTTGGATTTATCATTAATCGGAACCAATTATAACAAAGAATTTACAATCCCTCTTATCGAAAACGACCATACTTGGTTAGGCATTCCAACAAATACAGAATACGATGCTGAATTCTCTATTAAAACAAGATTGGGACAAGAGTTTTGCAATCAATTGATGATTTTTGGTGATACTATGAAAATCAATTGTAATGAAAATAATATTTATTTCTCTACTTCTGGAACAAATGGAGATATGAAAGTAGAGATAAAATCAGAAAATCTTATTGATTATTCTATTACAGAAGGTGAACATATTGATATTGAATATAGCATCAATTATATCCAAAAAGTTTTCTTTTTGGCAAAAACATTTGATATCATTTATTTCTCTATTAGCAAATCACTTCCTTTGAAATTATCATTCCATTTGGATTACGATTCTTCCAAACTAGAATTCTATATTGCTCCAAAAATCGAAGATTAA